AAACAAAGCTGATGAAGTAGCTAAAGAAGTAGCAAGAATCGCTGCAACTGCAAGCGGAGCTGTTACAATAGCTGATAGTTTAAACAATGTATTTGCTCACGCAGACATAACTGCTGTGGCGAACTATGCTAAATCCGCATAATAACAATTAATTAACGGAGGTCTGTAGAAGATTGTGCCTTAATGCAGGCCTCCTATTTATAAACTTTAAAAATTTAAAAAAATGGCAATAAAATTTGATTTTAACAAACTAAGAACTGCAATTAGAGGTTTTTTACCTGGTTCTCAATCTGACGGTTCCGCGGTTGCAAGTGGAAAAGAAGCTATCTTTGTTCCACAATTAAGAGCAGCAAAAGCTAACATTATTACATGGAGTTCTGCTTTGAGTATAGAGAACGGTGATAGTGGTAGTATCGTTGTAACAGGTGATACTAGTGCTGGTATCTTGACTTTACCAACTGCTGCTCAAGCAGGAGCTGGTTGGTATGTAGATATCATGATAAATCACGCTCAAGCTTCTAATGCGACACACATTACAGTTGGTGATGGTTACTTTATTGGAGGACTTGTCCTTGTTGATAAAGATACTTCCGATAAATCAGAACATTTTAATTCTGACAATGACAGTAATGATTTTATTAATTTAGACGCTGCTACAAAGGGTAACGACCCAGGTGGTCATATTCGAATAGTATGTGATGGAACTAATTGGTTAGTTTCTGGAGTACTAGTTGGAGATGGTACATTGGCTACACCTTTTGCTGATGCTGAATCTTAATAGATAATTAGAGTTTAGGGGGAGTTTAGGCTCCCCCAAATTCTTAAAACGAAGACCATGAATTTAATGAAATATTTACAAGATTTATCAGGTGACCCAGATTACTTAAAAAAGAAAGCTGCAGAAGCTGATAAAAACAAAAAAAGATTTTACATAGGCGGGCAGTCTGGATTCAAATGGAGAACAGAGTCTGCCAATAAAACATGGGTAGAAAACGGAAGAATAATTAAAGAAAATAAGGGTAAGAAATTATCCAAATAAATAGGGAGTATTAATAAAAAATAAATAAAATGAAACACATCGTATTAATTAAAGCAAGAAAACCAGAAAAATTTAATTACTGTAAGTTTGGTACTTACAAAGATAAAAGAGGTAAAATACAAAAATTAATAGACATAAATGGATTAGAAACAAGTGGATATGAAATGTTTAACGCAGTTGTATCACTTAATATAAATGACGAGTACGACAAGTCTGTATATGAGTTTTTAAAAGACCATCCTCTAATAAAAAAGTTTATAGTTGAAGATGTGTCTGCAACAGAAAGACAGAATGCAGAAACATCAATTTTGTCAGCACAAGCTGTGACAACAGCTTCACAACTAAAAGAACAAGAATTAAAAGATTTTGCTTTATTACTTGGACTGGATAGTACTTTACAAGAAATGTTGTTAAGAGCTAAAATAATACAACACGCGAGTACAAAACCAGCAAAGTTCTTAGAACAATTAAACGACATTGATAAAGAACATAGAATATTTTTGAAAAAAGCTTTTAATGAAAAACTTTTAACAAAAGTAAATGGTGTATGGAAACATAATACACTTAATATAGGTATGACAGATGACCAGGCTATTGTATGGTTAAAAGATAATGGTGATACATACGCATTATTAAAACACCAACTTAGAACTGGAGTAACACCTGTAGAAGAAACTATTGAATTAGAAGAAGTGGAACAACATCCACTAAGAGCTGGTTCTGCAATTTCTGAAATAGAAAAAGAAATAGATAATTTAAAAAAGTAATAACGAATGACACTCACAGATGCGTACGAATATTTAGATTTATTATTAGATAAAGCAAATCAACCATATTTTCAAGATGATGAAAAAGATAAATTTATCAATATGTCTATAACAGAGTTTTTAAACTCTAGGTATGCTCTTATGAGAATAAATCAAGATTATTCTGAAATAATTGGAAATAGATATTCAGCAACTGAAAGTACTGGTAATGTTACAGCGTCAACAGATAGTGTTACATTTGATATATCCTATTTACACTTAACAAATGCTGTGTTAAATGGTGTAACATGTAAAATAGTATCAGATGACGAATTTAGTGAATTAACACGTACAAGTAATCCGTTTAAAAGTGTAGACGAAAACAATCCAATATGTGCGGTAACACAGGAATCAGGAGAACCTAAGTTATTCTTTAATAATGGCGGGTCTATTGACTTTACATCTACTGACGAGTTCAGTATAAGATTTTTATCACACCTAACTGTTAGTGAGTGGGAAGATATTCCAGAACATTATCAACATGATATTCTAAAAATAGTTGTAAGAAAAATGACAGCTAATATTGAAAATCCAAATTATCAGATAATAAACGCAGAACAAAAACAATAATTCAGGGTAAAAATATTTTGCTCCCTGTGCAAAGGAAATAGGTCTAAACATTAATTTGTGAGGGCCTATTTCTGTTTATTGAGATAAAATTTGTAATTTTGTAAATAATATACACATATGGCAACATTAAACGAAATAGCATACAATATTAAAGAATTAATGTCTGGTGGTGACGAGAAGTTGGAAAACAACATAGACACAAGACAAATAAAATATTGGGTACATTATCATAGAGCAAAAATAATAGAGGAAAAATTAAAATCGAGACAACCTATAGACAGAAGATACATACAACCTATAGCGTCAGAAAGAATAGAATATTCAGATAAAGACGAGTTATATGGTAATCAATCTTCTTTATCAAATTCTGTAGAAGATAGTTATGGTTTTGCTTTGAATGATTATAATGGTGTAGACTGGAATGAAGGTAAACAGTTTAATACATTTTCTAAACACCTAGCTATACCAAGTACTATAAATGTAGGAAATATAGATGGTGTAACAGATATTAGATTAAGAAAAAGAGTAATAAGTTCATCAGGTGGTTCTACTACATTTGGTAGGTGGACTGGTTGGAAAAAACTAACTATAAAATCAAAAGATGATGTAAAATTTGCATGGGCTAATAAATTTACAAAAACTTTAGAACCATACGCCGTATTGTATACAGACCTCAATAATTTAAATTTAGAAATATCAGGATTAAGGTATCAGGTTGTAGAAAATAACAATACAAACATATACGATTATTGGGTTGATGTTTGGGGTATATTAACAGACCCAACACAAGCAAAAAAAGTACAAAGTGTATCTAGTGGTGTAACGACATACGAAAACTTTAGTCATAGTAGTAGTTACTATCCGATAGCCGAGGAAGATATACCATTGTTAAATTCAAGAGTAGCAGAAGTAGAAATGAATCTTGTATTAAAAACACCTAATGATTTAGTAGAAGACAATGTGGATACAACAAAAATAAAGATAGGTAATGAGCAGTAAATATAAACACAAGTATGTTCAAGTACGAGAAATGTACAAGAATGTTAGAGATAAATTAATAAAGAAAATAGATTACAGTACATTTTACAAAATAGTAAAAAGATATTTTGAAATAGTATTGAGAGATTTAGTTGTAAAAGAAGATAAAATATATTTACCTAATAAAATGGGTTATGTATATTTAGACAAAAGAAAACATAAAAGAGCTTTTCACGTGCGCGTGGACCAGAAAGCAAGTAAAGAGAAAGGGGAGTTAGTAAAATATAAGGTTCCTATACTAGACGATTTTTATCATAAACTTGTATGGGTAAGACCTAAACAATATAAGAATTGTAAGATAATGCCACTAGGTATATATAAAAGAGTAATTAATAATTTAAAATAAAAAATTATGGCAGATACTGATGTAAATGCAGGCACCCTAACAGTTACAATAACAGAAGCCTTATCAGTTGGACATGATGTTTCTGGTAATGATAGAGACTTTGCACAAACATGCACACATACATTTGCTTCAATAGCTAATGTTTCTAAAAGAGTATTAAAACTAGCAAACACAAATCTAACTGAAGTTGCAACATTTGGTTCTGCAGAATCTGTAGGAACATTTAAAAGAGCAGATGTAAAATATATAAGAGTTACTAATTTAGACGGAACAGACGCTTTACAAGTTGGATTAGATGATGAAGATTCAGACGCAGCTTACACATCACTAGCTCCAGCTACAAGTATTATGTATACAGGAACTACGGTAGAAGGTGGTAACGGAGGTTCGACATTAGACAATGCTACTGCATTAAAAGTAAAAGGAGTGGCTGGTCATCAATTAGAAGTATTTATAGCGTCAGTATAAAATTATGTACGTACATATAGAAAGAATATATAATACAGTAGCACGTAACTTAGGATTAAAAGATTACAGTTCACACATCAACAGTTGGGTGGAATGGGCTTTCGAAGCAGAATTACTTATAGGTAGTAGAGATACTTTTGAAGAAATCGAGTCTACATTTACAGCTACAGGTGAAGCGGCTACAGGTACTATCACATTTACAGCTAATCCATCATATGGGGACAGTATAACGCTTAATGGAGTTACAATATTTTTTAGAGATGGTGGTACTCCTGCAACAAATTTAAATCAACAAAACGAAACTAACACGGTACGTATACAATCTACATTAGCAGAAACCTTAACAGAGTTAGCTGCAGAGTTAAATGGTACGACTACAACTAATACAGCAAGTTCACCAGGTCTTGTATATGCAAATCTGTTAGAAAATTGTACATATACAGTAGATTCAACTACACTTACTATTACAGCAGACGAAGTAGGATTACATGGTAATAAGTTTACCTTATCTTCTAATGAGGTAAATGCAAAATGTAGTGGTAGTCATTTAACAGGAGGTAAAGGAATATATGCAAATCAACAATTAAGATTACCAGACAATTTAGTAAAATTACTAGGCGTACGTGTAGGTAAAGGAGACACAAAACATAAACACAGAGAGTTATTTAAACCCACAGCTGTACATAAAGGTAGAGTTGGTATGAATGACGATGAAACAGACCAAAAGTCCCTTAGATACTATGTTAGGGGTAATAGACTTAATGTACAACATGATGAGTTTATAGAAATAACAATAGTATATTCTGCGTATCCTACAGATTCTAATGGTTTTCCCATGATTAAAGAAAGTCACGCTACTGCTGTAGCACAATATATAATGTGGCAATATAAAAACATAGAATTTATAAATGGACAATTACCTATGTATATTGTAAAAGAAATAGAAAAAAGGTGGTATTTTTTATGTAGTAAAGCAAGAGGTGATGATAATATGCCGACATCAGAAGAACTAAAACAAATTGGTAGAATATGGAATACATTAGTTCCATTGAATAACAATAGAGGATTAATTGACTTTTAAAAATGGCAGAACAAAGAGGAAATAAACCTGTATCACAACCACAAGCTTTTACAGGTGGTATGGTATCGGACGCTAATCCAAGATTTCAACCAAAAGGTAGTTATAGAGACGCTTTAAATATTCGTATAATAAACGATGAAGGAAATACGTTTAGTGTAGAAAATATAGAGGGTAACAAAAAGTTTTTAGATTTAACAGATATTGATATATTCAAAGACCCTAAAACATTAGATAGTAATAATAATGAAGTAGGTCCAGGAACGCCAACAGGAGGTTTGTCAACATTTAACAGTCACGACGCTTCTATAGTTGGACACTATTCTTATAGTTCTAATGTAATTTTTATTGTACTGAAAACTGTAAGTAATTACGATTGGGATGCAGTAACAGAAACTATATTTTTAGATGTAAAATTTAATGCAAATTTAGAGGTAGAATCAGTTACAGACTTATATGTTTGTTACGACCATCAAAATGTGAGTCGGTATCCTAGATTGAACATGAGATTAGACCACCCAGTAAGAGTGGAGGGTTTAATAGAAAACGAATGTATATCTAGAATATATTGGACAGACAACATAAATCCTTTGCGTTCTCTAAATATAAATCAAAGAGGTAAAAATTTATTGTCACCAGATGTTTTAGATTTAACACCAATGCATAGTCCATCACAGCCTGTGATTGAAAGAACATTGTCTGGAAGTTTACCAATAGGTAAAATACAGTATTGTTATAAATATGTGTCTAGGAATGGTGGAGAATCTGTAATGAGTCCATTCAGTAATTTATACCACACAACAAATAAGTCTGGTACATACTCTGGTTTCTACGGAGCGCCATCAGGTGACCCAGCGGTAGATGTCGGAGCTCAGGGTTTCGAAATAACTATATATGACTTAGACGATAGTTTTGATGCTATTGAACTATACGCTATATTACATGAACAAAATAATGGTGGTATACGTGTCGCATTTGTTTCAGTACAAAACTATCAACCTAATTCTACTGAGGTTACATTTTCACATACTAATTGGAGTGGAGATTTAGAAAACGGTATAGACGCTATATTAATAGAAAATAATACTTGGGATGTAACAAAAGATATAGCTATTAAGGATAATATTTTATTTGCTGGTAATTTAAGAACAAGAGACAACTCCATATCTGAAAGAGAATGGAATGTTAAAGTTAGGAGGTATAATGTTGTAGAACCAAGTGGTTCAGGAAATGTAGGTAGAATAACAACAACAGATTCAGATATAAAAGAATATCAAAAAACTAGTGGTGTAGTAACTGAAGTTACACCTTCATTAGGACAGACATGGGATGATGGTAGTCCGAAATGGAGAACATACAAAGGTCAAGGTTCGATAAGTACAAACTCTAATATAAGAGATGATGGTCGTGTAGATGTGCAAAAAAAACAATCACACGAATTTAGATATTTAAGTGATGGTATAACTTTGGGAGCTGAAAGTTATAATTATGATTCTAATGAACTTGGTGGATGTAGAATAACTTTTGGTATACGAGAAAGAGAGTTAGATAGTCAAAATAATACAAATAAAATTCCTTTTATAAATGCGGGGTCGTATCAAGATATACAAACAGACAATATAACCGATGGAGGTACAAATAATACAGATAATGTGTATCAATCAAGTATAAATCTTGGTGGCTCTAAAGACCCAGCTATAGGAGACAGAGTGGGATACAGAAGAGGAGAATTATATAGATTTGGTGTACAAATATATGATAAAAAGGGGAGGCCAGGAAACGTCTTATGGATAGGTGATATAGAAATGCCAGAACAATACGACCCATTAAGAATGTTAAGGACTAATGCAAGTACGTATTCTCCAGACCTTTCTACCTCAGATTTACTAAGTAACAGTTTGTTAAAATCCTCGAAGTATGCACAGGACCACAGAACAAGTTTTATTTATGGTTCAGTAGTACCAGGTTGTGAGGTAGCGTGGCTTACTAAAGCAAACAATTATACAAAAAGATTTCAAACACCAGGCGCTCAATTAACATATGGAACAAATTATAATGATATAAATATATCACCAAACACAATTACCAATAGTGGAGGTGGTGTAGATTTGCATGAAACATATGTTAATTTAAATGGTAGTTCTACACATGGAGATATATCAGTGCCTACACCAAAAACTATAGCTGCCCAAGCGAGTGTTTCAAATAGTGCAAGGCCAAAAGAATTTACTTTTAGACAGTCGATGACTGGACATGATGACACGCATTACGCGCTAGACCTGTACGTAAACTTTGAATTTAGAATACCAGAAGATGTAAGAGATAAAATTTCAGGATTTAGAGTTGTTAGAGCTGAGCGAACTAGTTCAGATAAAAGTATAATACAACAAGGAATTTTAAATCAAACAATTGCATATGGTCATACAAAATTAAGCCGTGGTTACGACCAAATGTCAAAAATAAAAAGTGAACATCATGCAGACGGAACGGACGCTATAGCAAATGATGATAATAGTGAACCTACAAAACATCTCAATTATGACAGTTATTTAAATGGGTACATAGGTTTAGCTGAAAATTCTAATTATGCAAGACAGGAAGTAAATTATAGTGAGGGAACAAAACTTATAACAGGAGCTGACCAGGATAACAATGTATTTGGTAAAAGTGACTATGAAGAAGCCAGTGTACATGGAACGGGTGGCGCGATGGTTTACCATCGTGATTCAGACTATACTAAGTTTAATTCAGGAGACACTAGAACACCAGGTACACAACATAAACAGAGAAGACATAGCGCTTACTTTGGTAGTTACGAAGTTATACCTAATACTGACTATCAGAAAGTTTTAAATTTAGAAGCTGGTGTAGATGGCACTGGTAACACTACAACTTACCCTGAACATGTAAGTCAGGGAGGTATCTCTCTGCCTGTACAGGGAAGTATATTTACATTAGACAGTCCAGATAGTGCATTTGGTATGAATCCATATAATTATAGGTCGGGAGACCAAATAAGAATAGACGCTGTAATGAAGTTGGTCTATGATAATAGAACAGACTCCAATCAACAAAATAATGCTGGAGGTACTTATCCTTTTGGATATAGAAATCACAGTGGTAATAATGTTCCAGAATCCTCACCAACGGACCCATCTCCGCCACCATCTTCTTTTACGGGTCCAAACATTGATGTTGTACAGGATGACGCTTTAACTACAGTTAGTGGGTCAGCTGAACACGATGAGCATGATTTGAAAGTAACTGGTAGAACAAGTGCTATCAAGTATAGTGATATGAGAAGTGAAGATGGTCGAGAAAAAAACTTTGCTCTATACGGTAAGTATTATATCTACGATACGTATTATGGAATAGGAATGTCGGTAGATGGAGGTAATATATATACCTCAGGTGCACATGCTTCTTCTGCAACAAGTAGAGGTGATACAGGATATAGACCGTCACAACATCATGATAAGTACACTTTAGATATTTTAGCTGCAAAAGAGATTGGAGATGGAGAAATATTATCTAATTCTTATTTTAAATCGGGAGTTTCAGGATTCGATTTAGGAAGATTAAGCGGATTTTCAAACAATACTTTAGGATACTGTCAGTGGGGTAGAAAATTACAAAACGAGAATAGTCTATCTTTTCTTGACGGTTCGTATAAAACAGCTGGGTGGTCAGTAAAATTTGCTCACATATATGGAAATCTTACAACCCCACCTAGTGATGTAAAAAATGCGGACTATACATATGACACCATGTCTACGATACAGCAGGGGTTAAGGAGTATAGTTTTACAAATAGATGGTGACGGAGGACACACAGGTAACAAAAGGGGATTATTAAATCCCAGAAATTTATCAGCAGTTTTAGAAAATAGAAATTGGCATTCGAGAGGTACAGATGGTCAAAATTCAACTGCTACTATAGAAAAACCAACACTTTGGCAATCTGCTTTAGGAAATCCAAATGGCAATGCGAACGAACTGAAAGGAGAATATGGAAATAGAAGTTATATACCATTTAAATTTTTATGTAGTATTGTACGTAATGTAACGCCATATGGAGGAGATTCAAAATCAGCAATAGAAAACACTAGGTTTATACCTTGTGGTAATTTTCATCCAATAACAAAAGATAGTTCTGGAAGTTCAGATGAAGCTCATTTATCTTCTGTTTATGGTGGAGACACGTATATAACATTTTATACCCATCAAAAAACAGCTTGTGTATATGAAGGCAATTCTGCTGCAAGATGGCAAATATTTCCTGTAGAATCTGAAACAAACACAGACATGAGAATGGGTAGACACCTATCAGCTGGTGATGTAAATACAGGAAATGAAAGTACATCAGATGGTCAATTCGTTACTAATGAGTGGCAATATAATGATGTATACTCACAACAAAACAACCTTAAATCAGCTATCATGGTAAATGAAGATGAGATATGTAAGTCTTTGGATTTAAGATACGAAATAGCATATAGTAATACAAAAATATCAGGAGAAAAAGAAGATTCTTTTAGAGTATTTGAATGGGCGAATTTTCACGATATGGAAAGTTCATATGGTGAGATAACTAGACTAGTGAACTTTAGAAACGAGTTGTATGTATTACAAGAATCGTCTATATCTAAACTTTTAGTAAATCCAATATCTATGATAAAAGATGATTTAGGTACTACCATTAATGTAGGAACAGGGGATACTATTGAAAATCATTTATATATATCTACTAAGTTTGGTACAAGACACATGGACAGTGTTGTAGCCTCGCAAAACAATTTGTATTTTGTAGACAATAATTATGGCAAACTTTTAGCTTTTAATGGTGAGTCCTTAAATATATTGTCAGACACTTTAGGACAAAGAGATTTTTTTAAGAAAACTATAACTGACAATAATTTAGAGTCATCAAGCATACCAGGATACGGAGCGTTAGCTGACACAGATAAATTTGGAAGAAACTTTTTCTGTGATAATCATTTGAAATACAATGGTATAACCAGCGCTTTTGATTATAAAAATAATGAACTTATAATAACATTACATAGTTCTACTTTAGAAAAAGATAATACAAATGCAAGATATACTTCTAGAAAAACATCATATGATAATTTAGGAAACCAACATACTTTTAATACAAAATCTAAAACAATAGTTTTTAGTGAAGCTTTAAACGCTTTTTCATCTTATTATAGTCACACCCCTAGAAAGTGGTATGAAATTGGAGGATATTTAGTAACAGCAAAAGCAAATGTTAGTTTAGTTGATAATGCTGCAAACGCACTGGGTGTTTATGATAAAGACTTTTTATCTTTATGGAAATGGGACGACCACGTTAGTGACTATAAGACATTGTTCTTTGAGGATACAGACACGACAAAAGTTGAAGAAAGTTATATATTAAAAACTATTGCAGAAGCTCCACAAATAAGTAAAGTGTTTGATAATTGTAGAATTATAATGATTGGTACAAATCAAACTATAGATGACAGTACAATAGATTTCAATACAGAAATAACTGCTCAACAACTTATATTAGGTACAGATACTTCAGTAAAATATAGAGAGGGGGTGTTAAGATTTCCGCTTAGACAAGCACAAAGAAATTTACCAAGAATGAGAGGAACATATGTAAATATAAAATACAGTACTAAAAGTACCGAAAAATTTAATATCTTTGCAATACTTGCAAAGTATAGACAATCATTTAATTAATAATTATGCCAAGTTACGTAGATATACTAAGACAATACCAAGATAGGAATAGAGTCACAAGACAATATCAACCTACCAATCCATTTTCTTCATCAGCATATATGGACGAGGGAGCAACAGATGCTCTTTCTCAAGCTAGAACAGAAGAAGCTCAGATGAATCCTATGATTACGAGTGACATGTATACAGAGCCTACAAATGTAGATAGAGCTATGTCAGCTTATGAAAACATAGGTAGATTGGATAAAATAACTGAAAGTGAAGGCATACAAAATATAGCAGAAAAAATTGGAGGACAAACAAAAGTAAATGTACCATTAAATCCAAATAACCCATTGTATAATGTAGGAAAAGAATATACTGAAATTGCGACACAAGGATTTACAGGCCCATATGCAGCAACGGAAACAGCTGCAACAGTAAATCCACTTGATATGTATACAGCGAAAGATGTTGTATCATATAATATACCAGGATTGAATCCTGAGGGTATAATAAACCCTAGTAACACTGGAGCTATAGCGGCTATAGCTTATGGTTTAGCAAGTGATAACAATCCATATACTTACGATACAAAAGAAGCTATAGGTATGGGTATAGGAGATTACATGACAGGAGCAAAAGCTTCATCTTTATTAGGTTTAACTTCAAACCCAGCATTAATGGCAGCCGCTCCATATGTTCCTTTAGTAGCGGCAGGGTTAGGGTATTTATTTAGAAAAGGAAGGTCAAGAAGAAAACAAAAAGAAGAAGCTAGTGCGCAGGGTGATGTTCAAAGTAGATATGAAAATCTTGTAGATGAACAAAGAAGACGTATATCAAATGACCAAATGGCGTCTAGAGGTGATGTTGGAAATACTATGTATGGAGGATATATGTATAATACTGGTGGTAAAAAATTGAATAATATTACAGCAGAGTTTACTGGAAACGAATTGATAGTAAATGACCAGGATATTGTAGAACAGGGATTAAAAGAAGGTAACTTTAAGAAAGCGGCTGGACCAATAAGAAAAGCTATGAAAGGTGGAATGATTACACCTGGTGAAGAGTCACACAAAAACAATCCGATGCCTGTTACATCAGACGGTACTATATATGCTGGAGGTGGACCATTAAAATTCAAAGTAGGTGATGGAGCTGGTATATATGACCATGCTACTGACCAGTTTAAAGAAGATATGTCAGATAAACAAATTGCAAAGGTGGCAATGAAGAATATAAAAAAGTGGAAAAAAAATAATATGTATTCATAATGGCAGAAAAGAAAAAGTCAGGTAAAATAACTGAAAAGTATCCTGGTGACACTGAAAGAGTTGTCAGACCAGAATTAGCTGAGGCTCTAAAAGACTTATTAGCTTATGGAATAGATATTAGCGTAACAAGTCTACGAAGGGTAGAAAGGGGAGACAGGTCAAGATGGATACACAGCGCGCATAGTACAGGCGCAGCTTTTGATTTAGTGCATAGTGATAACAGTGCATTTTTTGAGTTTTTATTTAACGACCCAAACGCTGACCCACCTTTAATACAATTTGATAAGGATAATTTCAATTCAAAAGATATGAAAAATTGGAAATTATCTCCAAAAGCAGAGGTATGGTGTAAAAAACACAATATCATGGTTTTTGATGAGTATAATGTTCCAAACAGTGGAAAAGGAGGTAGGAGGGTAATTTCCGACCATTTACATATTGAGGTTCAAACAAAAGATGGAAACTCAATACGTAGACAGGGCAAAACAAAAATAAGAACTGATTATGATGAAAATTTTGGTGAAAGAAAAAACCTCAATAGAACAATGGACGATGGGTATGGTGCTTACAAAGATGTTTATGAGGGTACAGGATATTGGGGACAAAACGATGAACAATTTACAACCAATGAATATAACTCAACACCAGAGTACAAAGAAAATATAGAACAAAATGCTGATGACCACGATTATAATACAGGTTTAAAAGATGAAATATATATAGATATAGATAAGTTATCTGAAGACGCAAAAACTCGTGTAGATAATAACGACATCCCGACATTTGAAAGTACACCAACCAACACGCATGAACTTGTTTTAGACACTTATACTGACGAACGAGGTAGTAATTTGTTACCAAGTATAATATCAGATTTAGAATCAAAAGGGTATAAGGTAGAAACAAGAAAAGACAAAAATGGTAAGTTAAATCAAGATGTTATTTATTTTGAAAATGAAGAAGACGCAAACAAAGCGAGGGATTATGTAAGAAATCAAGTTACATATGATGGTAGTTTAGATGTTTATACACAAAAAATACAAACAACAACACAACAACCTACAGATGAAACTACTACACCTGAAACTACTACACCTGAAACAACAAATAATCAAATAACAATTGTTGTAGAAAATAATAGAGATTTTGAAGAAAACCCAATAACAAAAGAAGAAGTACAGAATGTAGTCAATTATCAAAGAGATAGTGACCAATTAAAACAAGATTTTAAAGACGGAAAATTACCTTATAATTCTTTGTTTATAATTGATGGTGTTTTATATAAAAAAGGTTTCGATGATTCAGTTCATGAGTACGATAGAGAAAGTCGTACATTCGATGACCAAAGACAGTTCCCTACTGTAATTGACGACCTAGAATTTGATGAATTACCAGTACCAACACCTGAAGACCCAGGTGACGCGATAAAAGAATTTGAAAATAGAGGAAAATCGAGAGAAAATGAAGATGTTGAAGAAATAATAGAACCAGAAGAAGAATTTCCTGAACCAATATCTAAACCAAATAGAACAGATTATCCACTTGACCCAAACAAAAAAAGTGAAGGTAGGTTTAATCCCCTTACAAAAGGTAAGACATATAATGAAGCTTTAGAAGAATATAACAAACAAGAAGCAGAACGAAAAGAAAGGGAAGAAAGAGTTAAAAGAGAAACAACTACTGTAACACCATCTGACACTGATGAAAATCGTAATATTATAGCTGAAGACGATAGTGACAACGAATTTTTAACCAATGAATTAAATAAAATAGCTGAAGAAGCAGGTAGTAACAAAAGGTTAGAAAATAATAAAGTAGTAACTGTTGAAGAAGATGAGAAACAGGAAACAAAAGAAACAGAAGAAACAGAAGAAACAGTAATATCAATCGAAGAAGTAGTCAAGAATGACTATATGAATGATAAGGGTTATACTAGTGAAGACCAATTAACTGAAGAAGACAAACAATTTATACAAGCAGAATTAGAAAACGCTTCATTGGATGAAGAAGCAGTAAAAAAACAAGTACAAGATAAAATAAGAGGGGATACATACTTACAAGAAAAATATCAAGGTATGGACATTAATGATATTATTATGTCCCCTACTTTTGGTAATGATTTTGCAGATATTTATGACAATATAGTAGTTGGGGATACCGAACAAAAGACTGTTGAAAATGAAACAACAGGAACTGTCGAAACAACTGGAGATACAGAAACAACAGAATTTGAAGGAGAAAGATATGGTGATTCGGAAAGAGAAATACTAGATTATATTTTTCAAGCTTCGGATGAAGATTTAGATAAATTAAAACAATTAAAAAAAGATAGAAATTTTATTACCAAAAATAAAGTAGGTAATGATAAAATATTAAAAGCGGCAGACGAAGACACGGCGGGTTCTGGAAAAGTTACATCAGAACAATATTACGAATTAGACTCTAGTCTAAGAAATGATTACACAGAAGTTATAGACTGGAACACGGGGGAGTCTTTTTACATTAGAACGGATTGGATAAATAGGTCTGAAGGACAAAGAGCTAATGATTTACGTAGAAAAAGAGAATCGGGCTCTATAACTGCAGAGGAAATAGAAGAGTTAGAAAAATTAGATACTGGTTATCACATACGTGATGTATTGACAAGGGCTGACGTATATATGAATACAAAAGGACATCCTGGAGGTCAAACAAAACAATATACAGGAGGTTTAGAAGAGGTTAATCAATTTATAAATAATAGAAGAACATTAATAATTGAAACTGGTAAAGACCCAGAAATACAATTATCGCCTGAACAAACAGAAATATACAATAAGGTTATAGATGAAAACTATGATGAATCCAATTTAGAAACAGATTTTGAAATATTTTACAATCAACCTATTGTTTACAGAACACAGATAGTAGATGAGGATGGCAGAATCACATATGAAGGAGATGAATTTTTAACAACACCTTCAGATGTTACAACTACTGTAACGGGACCGCCAACAACAGATACAGATAAACAACAAATACCACCTGTAGTTACTAGAGAAGATGTAAGAACTTTGGGAGATATAGGGCAAGAGGTTTTAAAAGGTACTATGGCGGCAGCAAGAGGTGTTCTAGATGCTTTTGGTGGTCCAGACGCTTTAGTTAGTGCTGTAATGGGTAAAAAAGCTTTAGGTGTAGCAATGCAAGATTTAAACCCACAAGAGAAAGCTAAATTAAGTCCTATGTTTAACGAACAGTTAAGACAGTCTAAAGAGTTAACTAAGAGAGGATTTCACCCATCACAAGAAAGAAAAATAAGAAAGGATATATCACAAGCTTACAATCAAGGTTTGGACAATGCTGTAAGAGGTACAGCTGGAGACAGAGCAAAGTTTTTAGCTACGTCAGGAATTTTAGATAGAAATAGAGCTTCGGCATTGTTAGAGTTTGCAGCGTTAGATTCACAACAACAGATTGCAAATCAAGATAGATATAATCAATTATTACAATTTAAAGAAACATTTGACGCACAACAAAAAGAAAGTTTAAGAAGTGAAAATCTTGAGTTGGCGTTAGCAAATAAAAAAGCAGCCTCACAATTTGCTGGTATTGCACTGGGAGATACTATGTCAAGATTAAGTGATTTAGCTGATAATGAAATTAATAGAGCTTTAAAAAACGAAATGTTTAATAGGTATAACTATATGTTTAATACAGATAAAACAAATCCGTATCTTACAAGTACAATAAATCCAGAATAATATGGCATTAGATTTTTCATACTACAATGCTTTAACTAGTGGGTACCAAAACTCACAACAACGTAGAGCGATTAGACAACAAGAAGAAAATAGACAGTTACAACAATTACAAATGTTGCAACAACAACAGCAACAAAATGTACAAAACCAACAACAAATGCAACAGCAGATAATGCAGGCGGAACAGTTGGTTCAAAAGATAACTGGAAGTAAATTTGGTAGACAAAAAGATATAGACGATATGAAAAAGTGGTCGTCTGAATACTCTGGGTGGAATGACATAAAACAAATTATTAAAGATTATAATGGTGACTATACTGCCGCAAGAACATATGGTAACTTAGACCATTATGTTAATTTGTATAAAATGAAAATTAACAACCCTGATTCAGACCCAATGCAGGGTAATCCTATATTACAAAGAGTACAACAAAACACAAATAATCTTACACAATTTTTAACTACCTATATGAGTCCAGAAGATAGAGGCCTTCTGTTTAAAGACGATATAATAAATTATCAAAAGTGGCAAGCAGGTGAAATAGATGATTTTGTATATAATGGACAAAGAAATGAGTATGATATTGAGTCACTTATGGAAGCTACAACCCGAGGCACTGATATAACAGTTGACGATATGATTGACGCAAACATAAACGCTGTTATACACGACGCTTCAAGAATAACTGGTTTGCCTGCAGAACATTTTATGAACAACCGACACAACTTAAAACAATGGTTTGTTAGAGAAATGGGAATTAATCAAAATGTTGTTGGTGTGGGTCAAAAAGATATAAGCACAGATTACGCAAGTGAGTTTAAAAATAGTTTAGAAAAGTTACCAAAACATCTTGGTGATAATGTAGGTAAGGCTATATTAACTGTTGAAGATATATATGATTTAGAAGATGAGGGTGTTACACTAAAACAATTATTTGAATTACCATTTGAAGGAACATTTTACAGTGACAATTGGGAAAGAATGGGAGGATACAATTCTGGTAAACAAGCACATAGTAAATTAGGTGGTACTAATTTGGTATACCAGGGTCATCAGGGTATAACCTCTGGACAAATACTTACAGACAGAGCTTTACAAGTAGGTGTATTAAAAAGTCAATATGGCGAAAGATATAGTCCAGATGGTACAATACAAAATTTAAATGTAAACGGGTTGTACGCTGAAAATGGTAACAGAATTGGAGAAGATGATATAGCAAATCCAAATTGGAATTTTACACAAACTATATTTGGATATGAACAACAAAATATGGATTTTAAATACAATGGTACATTTATAGGAATGAGAATTAAGTTCATAAACAATCAGTCAGGTAAAGAAGAGTCTATATTGTTAACTAGGGATAGTGATGCTTCAGATATTAAAAAAATAAGAGAACAATATGGAGATAAACCTGTAGAGTTTGTAATGATAAATGAATTAATAGATGAAGATGCTTTAAGTTCTGATGACCCATATTATGATGTTATAGAGTTAGATAATGTGGCGTTTAGACAAGAATTAAATAAAAATACGAACCCAGAAGGTTTGAGTGCAGTAATAAATCAATCTTTAAGTAACGAAGAAAAAATTAAATTACAAGAAATAAAAAATAAGAAAAGATTACAAATAACGACACAACTTGCAGATGTATATACAAATGGAGATAATGAAGTATTAGACCAAGTAGCTCAATCATATTCACAATCTATAGGTGGTAGTTTAGTAATATCTGGATTTGATTTACAAGAATCTGTAAAATTACAACCTATTATGATGAGTTATTTGTTAGCTGAAGCCGAAAGAATATCTGAAGGAGATACAGATAAAGTAAATGAAAACTTCAGACAAATGACAACCAATTTACCTAATTTATTAAATACAAGTAATTATCAACAAATGAGAAAAGCCATGCAAGAGGGACCTGATGCGTTTATAAACTTCTTAAAAAAGAACATGGATAAGAAAACTTTTAGTAAATTTACAGCAGTTAACAGGGATTGGAATAAATATTTCAGATTAAGCAAATAATATGGCAGAAAAAACACCATTGGCACAAGATGAAAATGTATCTGTACCAGGTATAGATATAGTAGAATATGATAATAATTATCAAAATGCATCACAACTTGCAGAAGGATTATTAAATCCTGCTCCACAACAAAATAGACAGATGGACGCTTATATGAGGTCACAAGCTGTTACTGATGTGCAACAACAACAGTTTGAAGGATTGTCTACTAGTCCTATACAACCAGGACAAGAGTCAGGAATGTTTGGTGTAGACCCAGATGCAGTAATAGGAACATTTGCGCAAGATACGACAAGGTCTATAAAAGCTGGTTGGGGTGATTTAGTTGCTGGTACTGGAGATACAATTGATGTGTTAAACGCATGGTTTAATCCTAATGACCCAGACCCATCAACAAGTGTTGGAAATTGGATGAGAGGTGTTGGAGAAAAATATCAAAACGAAAACTTTTTAGTTATATCAGAAGACCTACAAGATTTAACTTGGGACGATATGTTTAAAGCAGAATTTTGGTCATCAAAAGTAGCAAGATTAGTTCCATATGCAGCGTCTTTTCTAATACCATATGCTGGAGGAGCTGCATTAGCTACAAGATTTACAAGTAAATTATTAATTGGAGCGGCTAAACGAGGTATTATAGGAAACGCTAGTAGAGTAATAGGGACTGCGTCAAAGTCCAAAAAAGCAAAATATCTATTTGGAAAAAACAGAATAGGTGGTAGTGGTTTAGCTGGGGTATCTTTAGTAGATAAAGGAATAAAAGGTAAACAAGCATTAGAATTAACAAGAGGTGTAAAAAGTTTATCACAAGCTGTTGGAGGGGGTTTTGCGGCTAACATGATGGAAGGAGTATATTTAGGTGGAGAAGCTTACAATCAGGGAATGAAAGACGGTTTAACTATGGAACAAGCTTCTGCCGCTGCTAGTGATGTAGTGTATGATAACGCACAATACATGTGGGTAGATATGGCTCAATATGGTTTATTGTTTGGTGGTTTAGGGAAGACATTTAGATTAAGTAGATTAGCAAATCTTACACCCGACCCAAAAAGGTTTGGTTTTAGTGTTAAAGGTTTAATTAATCCTTTAGTTCAAAGAGGACTAATAAATTTACCAACGGTAGGAACGTATGCTGGTATCGAAGGTTTTTCAGAGGGTGTACAAGAAACATACCAAGAGTGGATTAAATACAAAGCTATTCATAAACAACAAGGTAAGGATTATCAATCTTATACTAATTGGTTAAAAACTGCGGATGGTAAATTTACAAAAGAAGCGAGGGATGTATTTTGGACTTCTGTTGGTTTAGGTGGAGCTATGGGTAGTGTTAGGGGATATGTCGATGGAGCAGCAGAAAGACAATCAACTATTCAAGAAAGATTAGAAAAAACGGCATTAGGGATAAACTTACAAGAAGAGGGTAAGTATAGTGACGAAGCGCAAATGATGTTTCAACAATTTGCAGACGAAGTTATTGCTGAACACATATATAACTATAATGGAGATGGTACACCGTTAAAACAAGTAATTAGTAAACAAGTAGAAGAGGGAAAGATTACACCAGAAGCGGGAGAGGCTTTGAACAACACTATAGACCAAATGGTTACTACTTATGATAAACATTCATTAAGTACCACACTTACAGAGTCAGGACAAGAACAGGCATTTTATACTGAAGTCAGATTAGAAAGAAATAAACAACAAAGACAAGACACAAAAAATATATTCAACGAAGAAAGAAAAAGAGTAAAACAAAATGTAAAAGACCCAGCAAAACAAAAAGAACTTCTTGACGAAATAACAATGGAAGAGAATGCTGTAATAAATATATTAGACCAAGAAAAGAAAGAATTAGAAAATAGAATAGAAAGTTTTTATTACCTAAAAGAAGAGGTAATGACTAAAGATGGTAAGGTAGATAAGAGGTACAAAAAAAGAATGACAGCTGATGAGTTTGAACAGTTTACAACACAGGGTCAAGAAAGATTAACAGCATCACAAGCGCAAGAAATGGGCATGTCTGTTGAACAATATAAAGAATATAATAAAAGAAAAAAAGAACAGGGTACTTTTAGAAATGTTGTAGAAAGTATTAAAGATAGATTTAAAAAAGGTAGAGATATAGTATCTCAAAAAATTAAAGATTTTAGAGAACCAGAAATAAAACCTACAGAATCAAAAACTACAGATACAGACATAACACCGCAACAAGAAGCTAAAAAAAAAGCGGTAATTGAACTACCTGAACCACCTAAGTCTGAAAAAGTTAGACGAAAAATACCAATAAAAGATAAAGTAAAAAAGTTAGCTAAAGCTATAGTTGACAAAGGAGGTGAGTTAATTGTTAAAGCTTCTAGTATAATACCTACACCAGGTGGTACGAGTTACACAATAACAGACAGTAAAGGAAAAACTATAAAGTTTTTTAATAGAACTGGTAAGGTTGGTAATCAATCAATAGAAAACTTTTTATCTAAATATATCAAAGATAAATCTACAGATGTAAAAATAAAAATCATTTTACCACAAGATGGTGAAGCTAATGTTGTTAAGATTGATGGACAGTTGTTTTTTCAATATAATAATGACTTGTATCAATATAAAATGGAAGCTAGTATAGATGGACAGACTATTGGTACAATTGAATATAGAGATTATGATATTAAAGACGAACAAATAACAAGAGCAAAGAAAACGAAGTCAGAAAGACAGGTTAAAAAAACTAAAGATGTTATAAAAAAATATTTTGATAAAATAAAATCTAAAGTAACACCATCTAAAGATAAATCAAAAGATGATAATTTATTTAAAAAATATGATGGAACTGTACCTAGAAGAAATTTTGAAGTATATACAAATTCAGGATTAGCAGAATATGTTTTACTTAATAAAATATTAGAAAGAAATCAAATACCAGCTGACAGAGCCTATATAGTTAGTTCAGAACTATTAGATAGTTTTGGTAATGAAGCGGTATCTTTAGCTATAGGTAATAGTATTTTCATACAAGAGGGTGGTACCGTAGGGACAGATATAATACACGAAGGCGGACATATATATTACCGTATGTTTGCGGGTACACCACTTATTAAAAGAATTAACGAACTTTTAATAGGAACAGATATATACGACCTTACTACTATAGAATATCCAGAACTAACACTTATAGATGTCGGAGGGACTGTTATGACTCTAGGACAGTATGTAGAAATACAAAAAGGTGTGTTAAATCAAAGAAATGATTTAGATGGTGATATAAAAAGTATTATTAAAAGTATAACAGAAGTGGAAGGTGTAGACGACACCAAAACAAATAACTTTTACATATCTTTATTAACACAATTAACTACAAAACGTAGGGGTGGAGCAATAGCTAAACGATTAACAGACTTAGAACAAACACATTTATTAGAAGAGTCTTTTGTAAGAACATTAGAAGCTAACTCTTTTGGTAGATTAGACGCTATTATTAAAGATAGTTCTACACAAAAGAAAATAGAAGAAGAGTTAATTAAGTATTATAAAGAAGCGAAACAACTTACTACAGACGAAGAAGCAAGACAATTTTTAGATTTAGTGGATGATGTGGTACCAACACTAAGTTTAGACGCGGCTATGAAACACATATTGTTAAAGTTTGGGAAAAAAGGTGGTATAAGAAATTCTGGATATGCAGGAATAAATAGAGCAAAGAAAAAAAACATAACTAAAGCAACTGAATTTGGTCTAATACATACTTATATAAACTATGAATTAGGAAAAGATTTAACAGACCAAGAAATTATTGACAATGTAATAAAACGTATAGAAAAATCTGGTTTAGTAAATTTAAAAAGTTTAGATAAAAAATTAAAAAAAGAAGTAACTAGTTATATTGAATCAGTGTTGTATACAACAAAACCTGAATACAAACAATTATTACTTACAAGTAATGATTTATTAATAGACGCTATTATACGAGAAAAAGGTTTTAAAGAAGGTAGTGTACAAGAACAACAGGCAAAAGAAAAATATGAAGAAGAGTCGTTAAATGAAGACGACCCAAGTGATGTAGATAAGTATAATGAAGAAAAGAAACAGATAAACATGCCTAAGACAATGACTAATTTTTTTAAGGGCATTGCAGAAATATATAATGTTAAGTCAGAGTCACCATTCGAAAGAAAAAAATTAATGTATCAATTGCGTACTATTTCTAGAAATACTAGAAAAAACCCATACGAATTTATTTCTGCGATAAGAAACAGTAAGTTTACGGAAATACAACAGATGTTAGATATATTAGATAACAAAGTATTTAAAAATCAAAATTTAACAGACGCAAAACTATTACAAATCAATAACATATTTAGAAGTATGGTAATTGAAAGACTAACAGGTAATATGTTGTTAATACAAAACGAAACTGATTACAAATGGATAAACAAACCATTAATGAGTAGAACTACAGAAAAAACTGTAGTAAAGAGAATGTTGGATTCTTGGAAAAATTTATCAGAAACTAAAAAAGAACAAAAAAGGATTGCATTAGAAAATGTCTATAATACAGTTAGTCAAAATAATTTTAGTGATAAAGCAAAAGCCGAAGGTACAGTAGCTATATTAGAAATACTATTTAAAGATACTGATGGTTATGAAAGACTTGATACAGAAGCGATGATGAATGAGTTAATAGTTTATAATAACAAACCTATGTATTTGATGGATGTATTTTTTGATACTAAAAGTACACAATATGGTCCTAAGCTTACTAACAAAGAATGGATGTTGTACAATAACAAATCTAAAAGATGGTCATATAAGGTAGGTGATAGAAAAGCTTTCGAATATTATAACAATAATTTATCATCATATAAAACTGTGTTAGAAGAATTAATGATAGTTTCTAGGCCTTATAACTACTTATCAGTGGTAGACAATGTTACAGGTGACGCAATGAGTATATTTAACAATAACAATGCGTTACACAATCAAGCTTACGACAGTGTAGAAAAAATAATAAATGTAGATAAGAGAAAGAAAAGTATATTTAATCCAAAGAACAATATATTCGCGCAAATAATACAAGATAAATTTGAAATGAATATATTGTTGAACAAACAAAATGGAGAGATATTAGACAATCCATTTGATATTAGTATACAAACAGGTATGTATAGATACTATCCAGGACAAGAACTAATAGAAAGATGGGATGAAGGAGCAAGAAATATGACTAATATTAATCCAGCTGAAATACAATCAATGGATTTCTTTAGTTTTTTAACAGCTATTAAAAATGCAGAAAAAGGTGACATAGTATTTTACGACCAAAGTATTGGTACGTTTTCAGACAAAAGTAGAAGGTATTATGTTAAATCTATAGCAGCTATAGATAAAAATACAAGACAAATGATTTTGTCTAGATTGTATAATAATCCAGCAAAAAATGATACATATATAAAAGGTGATAGAGTTTTACCTTTTGATATTATACGTAATAAAAATGGTGAATATCAAATAGAAAACTTAACAGAATTAGTTGAAAAATTCAAATCTGATATAAGAAAAAATAGTGAACTATACGAAGGACATGAATTATTCAGGAAAGCTACACAAGAAACGATTGAGAACTACCTAATTAGTTATATAGGTAATAGATTTATGGCTCAACAACTGTTAGCATATGACCATAAACAAGCTAAGAACGAAGTAGATTACGTAAAAAGATTGGCGGGTACTATTGCGTCACATATGACATATGACCACAATACTTCTTTTGAACCTATAATTGTTAAAGATTATTATGTAGATGATAACGGTAATTTATATACAGAAGATGAAATACCAGAAGGTGTAGATGTGTCAATTGAAAATGATGCTGCTGGTTATATATTACCAGAACAAGCTAAAATAATTACAGATAAATATGCTGGTGTTAGAGATGTTGGTGGTGTTTATAAGTTTGTTTATAACTATAGACAAGAAGATGGAAGTACAGTGTATTTAAAGTTCGCTGTACAGGTATTAACACCAGAGATGGAACAAACAAGTGAAGTGCATAGAAATATAGCAACTCTACTTAGAGAAAGAAACATGAGTATAGCTGATGCAACTATACCAAATTTAGAGTTTATAGATATGTTTGCACATGGAAATTTGGTAATAGCTGCTTCAGAATCATCTGCAAAACTTTGGTTTGATGGTGTGAGTGGTAAAAAGGGTGGGCAGTATGTGTATGATGTACGTAATTTGGATGACACGAATTTACAAAACATATTAAGCAAACAAGATGAAATATTTATGGAGGGAGATATTAACGATGCTAATAGAGTTTTTGTAGGTTTAGATGGTAAGGGATTAGGTATACAGTTAGAATTAGACAAACAAACAGACGAAAGATATTATCCGTCACAATTATTTTATCATTTGAATAACAACATGTATAGTCCTGCAAATGTTGAAATACTTAACAGAATGTTACAGTTAAGAAAAAATGTGATGGAAAAAAGTAATCAAGAAAGAAACTTTGATGAAGGAATGATAAGTGAGTTAGGAGCTACAACAGAACAAATATTTAAAGAGATGGAAAGTTTTAAAAGTTCTGTAGACCCAGGTATATATGGTCAGTTGTTATCGTCTTTGTTTGGAGATATAGATGGTAGATACCCAGCTATGAATGACATATATAATGCAATAGCTAGAGGTAGAGTACAAAAGAAAGGGACTAAAATGTATACAAAAGGTAGTATAGCTTATCAATCATCTTCTTTAGGTATGGGTCTAGAATCGTTTGTTACACGTAATATAGATGGTAGAGATGTAGTAGTTTCGGAAGCGTTTGTTCCTGGTTATTTACAACAACAAGGTGTTAAGGTAGGAGATTTGTTTTTAGGTACTAGAATACCATCACATGGTAAGGTAAGTACATCTGTATTTGTAGTAAAAGGTTTTCATCAACAACTAGAAGGTACACCTACATCTAAGATAACTATACCAGCTAAAGTGTCTAAATATTGGGGAGCTGACTTAGATGGAGATTCTATACACATGAATTTTAAATACAATGAAAACGAAATAAAAAGTGCAGATGATTGGAGAAATGATAGTAATGAGTTTTTTGATTTGTATGTTGATTTAGTTAGTAAACAAGATGTAAGAAAAGAAATAACAGCTGATATAGAATTTGAAAACGAAGTTAATAACATACTAGGAGAAGACAGAAAAAGACCTGAATCACAACTTACACCAACAGGTGATAGTCAAACTTTTAAAGAAAATGTACCAACAAAAAAGTTAGTTGGTATTGTAGCTGCATTACAAAGAACATTAAATGTATTTTCTAATTCTGGAGTAGAGTTAGGTTTTGAAATAGATATAGAGGGTAGAAAGGTAGATAGGTTTTTTGATGATGTAGCATTAGAAGATGGTAAGGGTAACTGGTTTGGTCTAGCACAGATTCTTAACATAGTATTAGACAACGCAAAACATCAGTATGCAGAAGGTTTGGGTATTAATTTTAATTCAGCTGCGGGTTTTGTAATGTTGAGAAGACTGGGATATTCTTTACAACAAGTAAAAGATATATATACATCTGATGTAGCTAAATCATATTTCGATTGGTTAGACACTACAAATGGTAAAAAGTTTACTTCGTCTAAAAATACGATACAACAGTTAATTGGTAAAACAAAACGACCAGGTAAAAAATCTAGTGATTTTATAAAGTTTTTAGGTAGAAACCTTACCAAAGAAGAAAATAAAATATTAACTATAATATATAATTTACAAGAGTTTAATAAAACTATAGCACAACCTATAGGTCAAATGTTTACTGTACATCAAGGTATAATTAAAAATCCTTTAGAGTTAAGAGCTACTTTAAGAAAAATAGAATTAATAAAAAATAACAGAATAAAACCAAGTATTAAAAATTACAAAGAAAATAAACTTGGTAATTTATTTACAAATCCTATATTAACACATGCTCAAGAGTTGATGGAGTTAGTTTTAACAAGAGCTAGTTCTACTGATATAAGATACACACCTTATATGCAATCTATTACAGAAGAAGTGTATACAGACGCAAATAGTAAATTTTTCTATTATTCAGACCAACAAAAAAACAAAATAATAAATCATATAATAAAAGAAAAACTCGCAGAGTATATTGATGTTATAAACTCTAGTAGAAGATTGTCTAGTTTAGTTGAAGACTTTAAGACAATGAAAGAAGAGAATCCTAATAATAAATTTTTACAGTCTTTAAAAGTTGTAACTAATAGTAAGGGTAGGGAAATTATAGTTACAAACAAACAAATACTTAATGAATTTCTTACAGAATCAGAAATACAAGAAATCAAAAAAGATTTCAGTCAGTTGACTGCAGAACAAAAAGACACAATGATAAATATTGAATATAGATTTTTTGATTTTGGTTTTAAAGAAGAATCTATAATACCTTTGTTTGATAATGTAGAAATACAACTTTTAAATAAAGATATACAAAAGGCTATAAATTATATGCAAGAAGCAATACCAACGGGTGTTAAGGGTATTGATATTATTGAACAAGCAGAATCTGAAATTCAACAAGAGTTAAAAGAAATAAAAAATATAGAAGATAGACTTATAGAAGAATCAACAAAAGAAAGAGAATCAGGAGATACTTTTGATGGTAAAATGAAATTAACAACTTCAGAAGAACAGTCTATTATATCTGGCAACAAAAAAACAATAGCGCATGGTTTCAGTTATAATGACACTGGTGGTAATATAGTTAAGTTAATTACACCTGGTAGTACTTTGGTTGAAATATCACCTGCTATTAAAAGAAATAGTTTGGATGAGATTACAGATAAAGATGCATTTGCTAGGTCTGAAGGATATGACAACTTTCAAGATATGAAAGAAAATGGTACGAAGTATCATAAAGATTTTATAGAAGGTAAAAAACCAATATACATACACAAGATTGTTGGTAAACCCTCTACAGCTACAGAAAACAGAAGAGCTAAAAAAGCTTTTGACAGAAATGTTACTGAGAGTGTAGAATATATGGAAGAAACAAATCTTTTGTCATTTGATGAGTGGTTACAAGATAAAGGTATAACTATAAAGTCCTTAACAAAAGGTTCTATTATATATAAAAGACTACAACAAAGATATAAACAATATGTTATAGACTACAATTTGTCAGAAGATTTTATCGTAGAAAAACTTACTGATGCAAAAATTAAAAAGATGTCTATGGATGATTTATTTAATGCGGTTAAAAAGTTAAATAAGTTAGATGGTAGTGCAAGTAATAGAGCAAAACATTTAGTTAGAAAAGAAATAGCACAAAGAGCATTTAGAGAACAGTCAGACTTTTTACAAGAACAAGCAGATATACAATCATTTAAATTTGTTAAACCAGCAAAATCAGATGATATAACTTGGTTTAGAAAGTGGTTAGGTTCTAATAATATGACATCACGTAGACCAGAAATACAATACATGATTAATGAAATAGAAAAAAATTATTATAACTATTTACAAAGAAATAGAAAGTATGTAGCTGAAATAAATAAAGTACATAATGAGTTAATTGATAGTAAATTAGCTGGTATATCTACAATAGAAAAAATAAAAGGAAGGTTAAACATGGCTCAAAGATATGAGTTATTGTATGGTAACATAACTAATAGAGATAAAAATGGTAGAATTGTATTGTTGTCTAAAGAACAAATGAAAAGTAAACGTAGTTCTATAACACAACAAGAATACAACTACTGGAAAATGTATCAAGATATAAACAAAAGATTTTCTGATATTATAAAACAAGAAAAAACTGATTTTATTAAAAATATAAAAATGGGTGATTTAGAAATGTTTGGTAGAGAAGGTTTGTTTGGTTTGTATGATATGAGAATGGGTAAAAATATGTACGTAGAAAATGTAAAACTATATTTTGATGTTGGTGGTACACAAGTTTTAATGCCACTCAGTACTATAAGAACATATTTAAAGAGTAGTGGAGCTACAGCAAAAGAAAGAATAAAGAATGTAGAAACATTAGAAAAACTTAAAAGAAAAGCAACTAGATTAAAAAAACAAGGTAAACATGAGGACGGTAGTGATATTACACTTACTGATGCAGAAATTGACGCACTTATAGATGATGGTGATGCAATTATGAGAATGGCTAATGGATACGAAGGTGAATTATCTGAAGCAGATAAAGCATTGATACAAGAAATAAAAAGAAGACAACTTACAGAATTTGAACATATGTCGATGGATTTAAATGGAGCTCTGTTAGAATATGTTAGAGGTATGTTATTTAAATATGGAGATGTAACTAGAGATAGAAATGGAAAACCAAACAACTTAGATGAAAATCCTTTTGTAGGTATGTCTAACATGTCTGTATTAGTAGACGCTGTAATAGAATTTAATAAAGAAAATGGAAATAAAAACGCGGCAGAATATTTAACTAGGGTTTGGAAAGATTCATTTTTAGAAAAGAAAAAACCTAGATTAAATACAGTAGAAAAAATAATAGACTTTTTAGTAAGACTTACATCTTTAAATGTATTAGGTTTTAATCCATTAGTAGCAGTGGGTAATGTATTAGCTGGTAAATATCAGGAGTATAGAAAACGTGGTGGTAAAACATTTAAATTAGGTGAAAAAAGGTATTGGAAAGATTGGGGATACTCACAAAAGTTATTAGAAAAATACAGAATTATAGAATATAGTTTTAGTGACTTTGTACATCTTGACAACAAAAAAGGAGTGTTTGGTAAGATAGAAAGAGCTTCGTATGTATTTATGGATAAAACGGAAAACTATATACAAGGTGCTGCCTTTCTTAGTATGTTAACTGAAGAAGAATATATATCAGGTGAAATATCACAAAGAAGAGTTGCACAAATAAATTCTAGAATAGCTACTTTACATGGTGAAGGTTATACAGCTCTAGATGGTAGGTTATTAGGTACTTACGCTTTAGGTAGGGCGGCTTTACAATTTAAAAAATGGTTTGTTACTTTAATAGGTGACAGATTCCAACAACACGATATAGACAGGTTTGGAGAAGTGCAAATAGGTAGTTATACTGCAACTGGTAATTATATAAAAGATTTGTATAGACAGTTTAGAGAAGGTGAAATTACCTTAGAACAAATGCAAGACGCGTATAATAAAATGAGTGTAGAACAACAAAGAGAAATGGGTGCCTATATAAGAGGTGTGGCGTTAGCAGGAATTGTAGCGACACTTATATTAGTTATGGATGAAGAAGATGAAACTGATGGTACAGTATTAAGAAATCTTAAAAAACTTAATAAAGATATTAATGTAATATCAGATTACAATAGACATATTAATTATACTTTTATACCTTCTAGTGTAGGTTTAATAGAAAGTATTGGTAAGATTTTAGATGGTATGTCAGAAGGTAATACAGAAAAATGGGAAACAGAATTAAAGTATGATGTTGCTCCATTTGGTAAGACTAGAAGAAAGTTAGAAAGTTCATTAGAAAGTACTTCTGAAAGAGAAAGCGAAATAATACGATAAGTTTTATTATCTTTGTAAAATAATATAAATTAAAAAAAATGGCAAGAAATTTAAATGATACATACGCTACAAGAGGAGCTGCGGTAACTGCTTCAGATAGTGCAGATTTAGATAAACCAGGTTTTCTATATGTAGGAACTTCAGGAAATATTAAAGTTACTACTACAGAAGGCGATACTTTAACATTTAATAGTATTGCGGCTGGTATAGTACATCCTATATTTGTAAAAAAAGTATTTAGTACAGGGACAACAGCATCTAATATTTTAGTAGTATTTTAATATGAGAGTTGGTATATCAAGTACTGTATCTACTAACGTAGTTAGTGTCGCGGAAAAAAACTATTCGTTATTATTCGATGGTAGTAACGATGAAGTAGATTTTACTTCTACTGGTTTTCAAGCAGCTTTAGTTGATGGTAATTTTAAATTAACAGGTTCTGTGTCTATATGGGCTAGAGTTAATGTGACGGGTTCTAACGGACAGATGTGGGACTTTGCTATAGATGAAGATAATAGAATACAACTACAGTACAAACATGGTGACGATAGTTTTACAGGAACATATAGAGCGGGTGGTACTAACAGAACAGTAAACCACAATCCATCAGGAACACAAGAAGGTGACGGTAATTTTCACCATATAGTAGTGACTTGGGATAGAGCTGGTGAAAACGAACTAAAGATATACTATGATGGTAGTTTAAGAGCAACTCAGACTTTGCCAGCTACTTTAACTGGAGATTTTGATGACACTGCTGATAGTACCCTTGGTCAAGCTGGTGCTAGTGGTGTAGAATTTTTATCTGGTACATCATTCAATGGTAATGCAGATTATAATGGTTATTTAGATGACTTTGCGGTTTATAGTGATGTGCTTACAGCAAGTAATGTAACTACCCTATATAATAGTGGTAAATCAAATCCATCTAATGTAAGAACAGTAGGAACATTGATTGCGCATTGGAAGTTTAATGAAGGAACAGGAAATACAGTAACAGATTCAAAACAAGGATTTGTCGGTACATTTGGTTCAACAGGTAATGAACCAGTATTTTCTGAAATAAATGCAGAAGAATAATAAATAAAATAAAATTATGAAAAATAAAATATGTAAATGGGTTCAAGCTATAACATTTGGACTAGTATGTTTTAAATGGTGTGAGTGTTGTTGTAAATTAGATAACTGTTGTAAAAAATAATATTATGGCAAAAGAATTAAACGAGGATACTGGTTTTGTATTAAGCATTAAAACAATTATAGGACTAGGTTTTGCAGTAGCTACAATTGCTGGTATGTGGTTTACACTACAAGCAGATATAGCAGAAGCGAAAGAATTACCAGTACCACCTCCACCAGATGTAACTAGGATGGAATTTGATATGAAGGATAAAAACATACGCCTAACTATCGAAAATACTCAAGAAGATGTTGAAGAGATAAAAGAAGATTTAGACAGAATAGAAGAAAAAATTGATGAACTAACCAGAAGATAATGGAAAATTCTGTATGGAAAATTTATTCGTTGCTTTTATTTTGTTACTTGTGTCCATCATTGCTATATTCGCAGATAACGATAACCCAGTTTAATGCAAGTTGGAACTCTTCAAATGATGTAGAGTGGTTAAACAAGTTATCTGATGTAGATAAAATAAAATATATAGATATAGCAGAAAACACTAAAGCACAACAAAAACATGAAATAGTAGTAGTTCCTACTATTGTAATATATAAGGACGGAGAAGAAGTAAAAAGATTACAAGCAGACATATCGTTTGCTATAAAAGCAACTAGAGAAGAGTTGCAAGAATATATAGATGAACTATTAATGGAAGACTTTTAATGAAAAAATTATTATTATTTTTATTATTACCATTGTTAACTTTCGGACAAAAGGAAGTCATTATAACTATTAAAACAGATGTATATCCAGGAGAAACAAAATGGGTGTTATATGATTCTGTTTATCAAGGTGATACATTAGCCCATGTTCCTTATGGGTATTATACACAAAACAATACTGTTAATAGTGATACAGTGTACATTCCAGATAGTATTACTAATATATCTTTTGTTATATTCGATTCTTATGGAGACGGTATAACTAATGGGGAGTATTATGTAAGTATATGTGGAGACACCGTAGTTGATTATCCTACTAGTACATTTACTTCAGGATTAATACATAATAGAGTTGTACCACAATGTATGCCACAACCACCACCAGTTCAGTTAGTTCCAGCTAAAGTTATAATAAACTTAGACCAGTATCAAAGTGAAACATCTTGGGATATAAAGGATACAAATGGTAATGTATATGCTATGGGTGGTAATTATAATACACAACCAGATTACTCTACAATAGTAATTCCTGTACAAATACCTAAAGGTAATTTAATATTTACTATATATGATACGTACGGTGATGGTTTAAATGGGAGTTTGTGGCAGGGTCAAGATGGTTCGTATTTTGTAAAACAATGTAATGATACATTAGTGTATGGTACAAACCCAGCTTTTGGTAACGACACATCACATATATTTGTTTCAGATTCTTGTCCGCCTATATATGGGTGTACAGATGATGATTATGTAGAATGGAATCCATTTGCAGATATAGATGACGGGAGTTGTCAAACATTAAAAATATTTGGATGTATAGACAGTACAATGTACAATTATGATAGTACAGCAAATACTATGGAACTTATAGATACTTGTGAGTATACATTGATACTACATGACCTTATGGGTAATGGATGGGTTGGTTCACATTTAAAAGTGATACATCCAGATACATCTTATCAATTTACACATACAGGTGGTTTTATAGATGAATATCAAATAGGATTAACCGCGCCTGACCCAGTAACATTTAGATTTCATATATCGTCACAGGCAAGTTTAACTACAATAGAATGTGGTTTTACATTTATAAATCCAGAGGGTGATACTTTGATAAGTATTATGCCTCCATTTATACAACCATTATTACCATATCATATAATAACAAACTGTGGTAATACATGTGAAGAAAAACTATTCGGTTGTACTGATAGTACAGCTGTTAATTATACTGACTCTGTCAACACTGATGACGGTAGTTGTTATTATAATCCAGGTTGTATGAATCCTCTATTTTTAGAATATGATTCTACAGCCGATTATGATAATGGTTCTTGTGAAACTTTAATAGTTTTAGGATGTATGGATAGTACAGCTTTAAATTACAACCCAAATGCAAATGTAGAATTACCTGGTAGTTGTATAGATATAATATATGGATGTATGAATCCATTAGCATTTAATTATAATCCTAATGCAAACGTAGACGATTCTACATGTATACCATTGATATATGGTTGCACAGACCCAACTATGTTTAACTATTGTGATAGTTGTAATACAGATGATGGAAGTTGCGAACCATTTGTATATGGATGTACAGATTCAACAATGTTTAATTTTAATCCACTTGCAAATGCTGACAATAATTCTTGTGTTCCTTATATTATCGGGTGTACTGACCCTACTGCACTTAATTACAACCCCGAAGCTAATACAGAAGATTTTAGTTGTATTGATTATATCTATGGTTGTACTGATAGTACTGCTCTTAATTATAATCCAGAAGCTAATACTGACAATGGTTCGTGTATTGATGTGGTTGAAGGATGTATGGACCAAGATGCGCACACATATAATGAACTAGCTAATGTAAATATAGAAGATTCATGTTTTTATGACGCAGAATGTATAACAGGACCTGGAGAACCATATTGGTTAAATGACCCTTGTTATGCTTGGGTTATAGATGTTGATGAGTATTGTTGTGAAAATGAATGGGACAATATATGTCAATTAACATATGACTATTGTGAAGGTACTTGGACAGGGCCGTTACCAAAACGAACGAAACAGTTAATTATGATTGTAGATATATTAGGTAGACCTGTAGTAGAAAATAAAAATCAACTATTGTTTTATATATATGACGATGGTAGTGTAGAGAAAAATTTAAAACAATGAAAAAAATATTAATATTTATTTTTCTATTACTACCTTTGTTTGGTAAATCACAAATAGATATAGAAAAGATTTTTAAATTTTCTACATTCTATGCAGCTGTTAATGGTGGTACATCTGTTTCAGATGTTGAAATATTTTCTGTACAAGATGGTTTAACTACTGAAACAATACAAACACCGTATGACTTTAATCTTACTGTAGGTATCAGAAAGATAGCTAGGTTTGGTTACGAAAACAAAGCAAATACATTTTATGATGGTACAGAATCTAATTATAGTGACGCTGCTACTATTGGTAAAGTAAAAGGACCTGAGTTTTTATTTCAAATAGATTACAAAAGACAAGAGGGTGTAGAGTATTTGGACCAACATCATTTTGTTAGACACACAGTATATGACTACATATTAAAAGCTGAGTATCTTGTTGATGGTTTTGCAGATGTAGAATATTTTGAAACATCACAAAGATATAAGTATAAGGTAGGGGGGTTTGTTTTTAATGGTGGTATTGTACAACGTATAGCAGAACCATATGGATATGACCCATTAGACCAATGGAAGTTAGATAATGGTGGTATACATTATACATACTTAGCATTACAAGAAGGATATAATGTAGATGTATATCATGAAATGTATTATAACTCTAATGGTGATTTAGTAGCTACATCTAATGATGTTTGGGAACAAGTGGTAATACCAGATGTACTATCTCAATATACAGAAAGAAAGAGAAATGAATTAGATAGAATATGGAATCATTCTATAGTTATTGGTTTTGATTATTATTACTATAAAAAAGATTTTTGGATACATAGTTGGGGTAACTTATTGCCTTGGCATTATAATGATGGTAATGATTTTAATTATCATTATGATGTAGATGGACAATGGTACGATTATTCAGGAGGTTTGATATTTGGACAGAAATTTACAAAACAATTTGGTATCTTTGTAGAAGGTAAATACAATAAGTATTGGAATAGAGAATGGTATGATTTTAAATTAGGATTAAATTACGTAATAAGATAATGGCAATAATAGGATATGTAGATAATATACCAGTGTTTGAAACACCAATAGAAGCTTTACAGTATGGTAATACCAATGGATTAGTTGGATACCATACACACAATATAAATGGTGTTGTTGGATATATGGCAGGGCCAACACATGGTCAAGCCGCTTCAGGTTCACAGGGTAGTATGACAAGTAATTTTATTAGTACAGGTAGTAGTAGTACACCAGAAGGTAGTTCAAGTAGTGGTTCACAAGGAGCTCCGTCTTTTGGTGGTGGTGAAAAAGGAGGATATTAATATGAGTAATGGACCATATACATTAACAACTTCAGGAGAAGGTTTAGGACCAGGACCAGATAGAAGGTATCAGTTTCCTGTTGAATTTGGTATGATGAAAAATATACCATTTCAATATGATTTTGGTGAGTTTGGACCACCTGAGGCAAAATTAGGAAGAGATGGTAGAATAACTTTTACAGGACCTGTAGTCAGACCTACTTATAAAAAAGGTAAGAAAAAAGGTGAATACAGACCATTAGCTAAACAACAAACTGTTAAGTATAAACCTAATGAATTAGGAGCGACAATTAAAGTAAAAGAAACTCCATTACAACGTACAAGAAAAAGAAGATTTACAGAAGATTTTAATTATCAAGGAGATTATAGTACAAGAGATGTTAGAAGGTTTAATAGATTAAGAAAAAAAGGGTTTCAAAGTCCATTATCTAGTAAGGGTTATAAAAAAATATTAGACCCTGATACAGAACCATATAGATTACATGTACCTGTTATTGGTCAAGCTCCAGACTTAATAAATAGATTAGTAAGTTTTACTAAAAGAGGTATGCAATTAGGTGGAGAGTATGGTCCAATAGCAGGTGGTGATTATACAGATGTTACAAGAACAAATGTTAATCCGTCTGATGGTTTTTCGTTATTTACTAGAGGAAGATTAAATCCTAATATTACGTATGGACTTGAAGGGACAAAAAAAAGAGGAGGTAGTAGTCCTTTTAATACAGTATTAGGAATGACTTTGGGTGGAATGGCAGGATTTGGTACACTTTTTCCTGCTAGTGGTTCTGAACAAAGTTATTTAAATCTACCTATTAAAGGTAGGTTTACTAAAAATAAATTTTTAAATACTATATTTCCAGGTTTTGAAGATTATGCAGCACAAGGAGACAGTCCAAGTGGTAGGGACGATGTTACAGTTACGAATTATGGAGGTAGTTTAAATATACCTATTTTAGGAGTTTCTACAAATAGAGGCCAAAAAAATATAATAGATATGGGAGTATACGGCAGTCAATATAGTAATCAACGATATAGTAATCAAAGACTTTCCAAAATACATCCACTAATTCCTTTTACAGGTAGATATACTATAGGAGGTGATGATAAAGGAGCTCCAGATTATAGTGGTAATATTTTTAAAGATATAGGACAATATGTATATAAAGGTGGTTTAGATAAAAATTTAAGGTCATTTGGATATCCCTATGGAGCGTCATTTGAAACACCAATACCATTATTACCACCATATGCAAATGTATTTGACCCTGGTAGATTTAATGTAAAAAGAACAAAAGAAGTAATATATAATCCACAAGGTGGTTTGAATGAAATGACAATATATAACACGAGGCCTGGGAGATTTACAACAACAGATAGAAATTTTGTATATTAATAAAAATTAAAAAATTATGAGTATCTTTACAAAAATATTTACAGGGAGTGCTGACAAGATAATTAATTCTGTCGGTAACGTATTAGACGAGGTAATAACTACACAGGAAGAAAAAGACGCAGCTAAGTTAGCTATACAGAAAGTACTATTAGAAGCAGAAAAAGATGCTTTTGCTAAAGAAGTAGAAGATAGAAAGTCTGCACGTGATATGTATAAAGATGATGCAATGATACAAAAAATTCTTGCAACATTGTTTACGGTAGCATACTTTGGTATTACATTTGTAATGTTTAGTTATTTTGTAACTAAATCAATAGACTTAGGTGAGTTTGAAATAAGTTTTATATCTACAATTTTTGGTGCTATGTCATCTAAAGTTAATACGATAATAGACTTTTTCTTTGGTGGTAGTAGTAAGAAAAGTGAACCTGTAAAAAAATAAATTATGGCAAAAACACCAGCTTGGCAAAGAAAAGAAGGTAAAAATCCTTCAGGTGGTTTGAACGCAAAAGGTCGTGCATCATTAAGAGCTAAAGGACAAAATATAAAAGCACCTGTAACAACTAAACCTTCTAAACTAAAAAAAGGTTCTAAAGCTGCAAAACGTAGAAAATCTTTTTGTGCACGTATGAAGGGTATGAAAAAAAGATTAACATCTGCAAAAACAGCTAGAGACCCTAATTCAAGAATTAATAAAGCATTAAGAAAATGGAATTGTGCACATGGATGTGCAATGCCTAGAAAAAATAATTATTCATCAATGAGACCACAACTAGACTAATGGCAAAAATAAGCGACCACATAACATATCACGAGGCTACCTATAGTAGAACTGGTGAAAGATTAAATTTAGACAATACACCGAATCCTAAACAATTAAAATGTATGGCAGAAGTAGCAGAAAATCTGTTTGAACCATTACGTAAGTGGGTTGGTGGACCTATAAAAGTAAATAGTTTTTTTAGGGGGGAACCTGTAAATACAGCTATAGGCGGTAGTAAACATTCACAACACATGAAAGGTCAAGCTATAGATATAGATGACACGTTTGGACATAAAACAAACGCAGAAATGTATCATTATATAAAAGATAATCTAGAATTTGACCAAATGGTATGGGAGTTTGGTGGTGAGTATCCTGATGGTAACCCTAACTGGGTACATATTAGTTGGGTATCACATAGACCAAATAGAAAACAAGAAGTAATTGCTATCAAAAAAAATGGTAGAACTAAGTATATTAAAGATATAGAGGATTATTTAAAAAATAAATAAAATAATTTTATACATGAAAAAAAAGACAAATCAAAAGGGTGTAATTTTTAATGACATGTATAAAAATGCATATTATATTATTATGGGAAGATTAGTTGTAGATGATTTGTTGGATTATAATGGTTGTGCATTACCATTTATACCATATTCTAAGAATGATGAAATTAAAGAAGAAATATATGATGATATAATAAATCACTTTATAACTACTGAAGAATACGAGAAGTGTGCAGATATAAAAAAAATAAAAGATAGTATATATAATAATAAAAATTCTTAACTTTGTAAAAAATTAAAAAAATGCCTAAAAATTATACATTTAACGCAAATATAAATATGACAGCCAACTCATCTACTGGATACAGTCAGTCACAGAGTGGTTCATATACATTAAATATTACAGGTGTAGACCAAATAGCTACAGGTAGAATAGATGTAGCTCATGATGGTGACTCAACAGTAATGGCAGCCCCAGGTAGTGGTAGGGTAATATATGTTAAAAATTTAGATGATACTAATTTTGTAAAAATATATGACGGAGCTTCAAGTGCTAATGATTTAATTGGTATATTAAGACCAGGTGAATTTTTATGTACAATTATAAGAGGAACAGGAACAACAACAGCAAAAGCAGATACAGCTACAGTAACAATTGAATATGCTGCAGTAGAAATAGACGCAAACGCATAATAAAAATATTTAAATATGGCAACACAATCATTATCAGTAACAGTTTCAGCTAGTTTATCATTAGTTGATTCAGATGGAAATACAGTATTTACATTTTCACCTAGTTTTACGACGGCAAGCACTACTGTAGATTCAGCTTTAATATCTACAGGAGAAATATTAACAAATGGTACAAGTGATACTACAATTAATTTAGCTAGTCACAATAAAGACTTAATATATACATTTATTAAAAACGTAGATACAGATTATCCTGTTGCAGTTAAACCAGATGGAGATGTTATAGCAGATTTAAAACCAGGTGAATGTTTCTTTTCACCTATACATGTTGATGGAGCTGGAGATGGTTCTGCAAATTTAGACCTTGCTGCTACAACAGCTGCACAAAAAGTACAATACCTTATATGTGATGGTCCAGATACAGGTATAAGTTCTGACGACTAATACATAGTATGCCTTTAATTAAAGACAAGGATAGGTATAAAAAGTTAGTTAACGTAGATAAAACAAAAACCTACGAACCTAGACAAACTGGTAACGTAGTAACTAACGTCACACAACGAAATAGACAGATGGCCACTGACAAACAAAAGTCAGAGGTCATTTCTGTTTCAAATAACAATAATTTTGTAGAATCCTTAATTACACCCACGTCAAGTACTGTACAAACACTAACATCAATTAATCAAAATCAATCTTTGATAGATGTTATAATGTACAATATGAGCAGTGGTAATGCTGTGGTAGAGTTCGGATGGACACATACAAATCCAGAATCAATAACTTTTGCTGGTGACACTGTAGTTGTAGATGCATTAATTGCACCATTGTTTAGAGCTACAGTAGCAGCTGCTGGGACTGTGTCTTTAAAATCACAAATAGAAAATGCAAGGAGTACAACAGAAATTAGTGTGTTTAACAATGTAAACAAAACTGTATATTTTATAATAAGAACAGAAGACCAGTTTGCTGTAACATATACAACTACACGTTAATAACTTTGTTAATAACTTTTTTTTAATCATTTCTTTTTCAGTCATTTAAAAAATAATTTTATAGACATATAACAAAAACCTATAAATTTATGAATTTAGTTGATAAAATAAAGAAATATCTCACAGACAATCCTCATCTTTTGACTAGTAAATATGCAGATACTGCAAAAAAATTTGGGACTAATTACGAACAAATAAGAGCTATAGCGAGAAGAATAAGAGAAAAGAATCCTGATAATATGCCGAAAGAAAAAGAGGTATATAATTTCCAAGAATCAAAACAACAAGCTATAGCTACAGCAGAAAACTGTACACGTGTAAAATCTTTAGAAGATTTACTTATACAATGTAAAGTTGATTTGGATAAATGGTATGTAGAGAAATATGATATAGGTACTTATGAGGTAACAGGTTTTGACAAAGAACGTAATCCTGTTACTATTACTATGTATAGAAGTAAAGCGTTTCTTAAACCTGTACAAGAAGAGTTCAATGTAAAGTTAATTAAAGAACAAATTAAAGAAGATTTATCAGATATATCACCTTTAGTGGCAAAAAAAGAAAGGAATAGAAATGATAAAAAAGATAAATATCTATTAGAAATATCTGCGTTTGATTTACATTTAGGTAAAATAGGTATTAAAGGTGACAAATACGATTTAAAAATCGCTGAAGAAAGATTAGTAAATGCAGTAGAACACTTATTATATAGAGCACAGGGTTATTATATAGATAAAATATTGTTTATTGCGGGTCATGACTTTTTAAATGCAGATGGTGACTGGCCTATACCAGCTACTACAAAAGGTACACCACAGTTTAATAGTGACTATCATATAGACATGTATAGAGCAGGTAGGAAGTTATTAATAAAAGTTATAAACTATTTAGCAGAAGTAGCCCCTGTACATGTTATGATTATACCAGGTAATCATGATAGAGAATCTATGATGCATTTAGGTGATACATTAGAACTGTATTTTGAAAATCATAAAGATGTTAAAGTAGACAATGGTGATAGTTTAATGAAAATGTTAGTATATGGTAAAAATATGGTTGTATCAGACCATGGTGATGGGCCTAAAACAAACGATTTACCAGGTATTATATCACAACGATATAAAAATGCTTGGAGTGATGTAGACTATGTTGAAGTACATAGAGGTCATTTACACACTAACAAGTCCACAAAACTACAAGCAATTGAAGAACTGCAAGGCATTACAGTTCGTAATCTATCGTCTATGTCTGCTACAGACTATTGGCACGATAGTAAAGGTTACATAGGTAATATTAAGAAAGCACAAGCTTTTCTTTACCATAGAATAAACGGTTTACAAGGTATACTTAATTATAATGTAGAAATTAATTAGATATAAGCTCCAGTTATGTTATCTCTAATTTGTTCATTACGTTGAACTTCAGTGTATTCTTTTGTTCTATTTTTAAATCCAACACGAGCATGTATCTTTAAACCAATAACCACAACATCTTGTTCTAGAGGTTTTTTAGGGTTTATTTTATGTATATCTCTTTTATGTGTTATATAATCTAAATGTGGGTATGTATCATCGTACTCAATTCCAAATACTACATTGTACAATGTTTTTGTTTCAGTTTTTGTTCTGTTTCTAAATTTACGTTGCCATTGGTACGTAATATCACAAAACACTATTTCTCCTAATTGTATATTATCCATAATTAAAAAAACAGGCGAGGAAATGTAATTACCCCAAAGTATAACAGCAGTGTTATTATTAAATATTACTAACCCCGCCTGTTGACAAACAACTTATTTATTTTCTTTTCTTCCTTCATCAAAACCCCAGGCAAATCCAATCATGATAAATCCAATTGCACAAAATACGTAAAATACTTCAGTCATTAGTAATTCATTATTAAGAGTTCTTCACCTTTGTTTTGTTTTTTACCTTTAGTTGCACCTGCAGCTTTAGTAAATTCTTTTGCAACCCATCTAAAATCTTTCTGTGGGTACATTTCTTCTAAACCTTCAAAATAATAATATGATAGTGCAAATTTACCATGTATATTTTTTAACCACACAGACAAATTTTCATGGTCCATAGAATCAAAATCATGATTACTATAATAGTTTTCTGTTTTGTAATATGGTGGGTCTAAATAGAAAAAAGTTTTGTTCGTGTCATACTTTGCTATACATTCTGTATAGTCATAATTAGTACAATCAGTTATTGCATGTAGTTTTTGCATTATATCTGGGTCATTTAATTTTTTGACAAATGTATCAAATTTACTTGTATATTTACCTTTTAAATCTATAAATTTAGATTTCATGATTTTACTACCACTAAAGACCTGTGTAGCTATGTATGCGTATTTCATAGCCATATCAAATGAATAATCACTAAATCCAAGGTTACAAGTATTTTTGATTTCTTCTTGATATTTGTAAAACAATTCTTTGTCTTGTGATTTAATACCACTTTCTATAATATGTTTTAAGAAAAAATGTGGTTCTGTACAACATTGGAATAAATTAACCATATATCTATTTACGTCATTGTAAACGATTTTATTAATATTTGGTAATTGATGTATGTTGTTCTTTATATATACCCAGAATGCTCCTCCAAATACTTCAACATAGTTTTCTATGTCTTCTGGTATATATTGGTTTATCCATTTAGCCATACGACTTTTACCACCTATATAACTAATCATTGTTATTTATATTTTTATCTATTTCTTTTTCTATTTGTGTAGATACATACATACCTGACACAAATCCTGTTACAAATGTTATTATTGCTATCATTGTTTTAGTTTTTCTAATTCAAACTCTAAGTGAGCTATAGCTTTTTCAATACAATTAATTGGTGTATCATGTTTTTTATAAGCTCGCAAAATGTATGTTACAGCTGTACCGCAATGATAAGACAAATCAAAATTATCACATACTTTTCTAGCTTCATAACCTTCTTTACCTTTATAATATTTTGGTATTCTATGGTCACTTTGTAAACCACCTGTTCTTGTTTTACCATTATACTGGTTTGTATTACTTTGTTTTGCATTATCTAAATTTCTATCAAATTCATAATAATACTTGTTGTGTTTTTTATCTACCTTGTCCACGATATTTTTTTTTAAATTTAGTTTGACTTTTACTAGCGTTTTTTGAATGTACCCCTGGGCGTTTTTTTCTACCATTACCCTTAAATATAAAGTTTTTTACTGCCATTTATTTAATAAAATTTAATTTTTCTATATAATTTATTGTTTCTTTAAGTTCTTCAATAGTATCTTCTTTTCTGTGTCTTAACTCATCTTCAATAAGTTCTTTAATTAAGTCATCTTTGTTTTGGTATGGTTCAGGAATTTCTTCATTCATTCCAAACCATTCTCCCCAAAGTTCTTCTAATTCTGAACGATTAAATTGTTCGTAGTATTCTTGTTGAACTATCTCCCAATCTTGTAATAAATCTTTCTTTTTCATTAGTTTAGTTTAGTTTTATAATGTTCTACAATTTTATTTAATTGTCTTTTGTAAAATAAATCAAATTCAACCAATTCTAATTGTCCATTATCAGGATTGATTTGTTTTGGTTGTGTTTGTTCCCAATGTACATACAATACATTTCTTAGTCTTTGACTTGGTGTTTTGTTACCAAATTCTGTAGACTCGTGTTCTATAGAACTACTAGCTTTTTCTACAGCTTCTTGTTGGTCTTTATTTACAGGGTATGGTGATAGTAATACATATCCTGTCTTTCTGTTCATTTTAAATAAATTTACCATAGTTTCATCTGATAGTTCAGGTGTACCTATATGTACTCTTAATGAACCGTCGGCAAGGGTAGATATTTTTTCTACCCCGCCTTCGAATAATACTGATTTAGATTTCATAGTTATTACTTAATATATGTATTGTTCTTTCTGATTTATTATTCAATGGGTCATAACCTGTACCAGGCCAATAATCATTGTCCATACAATATTTGTATATTTCTAATTCACTATTGTACATATCACGACCATCCTCTATCATATCATCACCTAGTTCAAATATATTAATAGCAAATGGTGCAGTTTTTTCTATAGCAATTATAAAGAATCTATCTGCTTTAACAGCATCCATATAGAACGCAGCTTGTTTGTGATATTTATATTGTCTCATAGACTTCATAAAACCATTGTAAGAACAATCTTTAGTTGTTTTGATGTCTATTATCATATTATCTCTATGATAGTCTAACATACCCTTACATTTAACGTTATATGATTTATTAGTCCAAGTAATAATTTTTTCTGCTTCACCGTTTTGTAACAACTTAGAAACTGTATCGTCTCTCATAACGGTAAAACATATTTGTTCGCACAAAGCATAATCTGACTCACTAATAATAGTTTTAAATTGATTTTGTTTTTCAAACTCCGCACTATCTATTTTACCTTGTTTTGTACGTTTGTCAAATTTAGGTTGTATAGCATAGTGTTGTGTAAACTTCATAGGTTCTAATATCATCATATGTATTGCACTACCTAGTTTCATTGCAGGTGTTGGACTTTGTTGATTGTCATACATATGTTTAAAATACTCAGGAGATACAGATATATTACTTAACATACTGTTAGATACATACTCCCTGTCTTCGTAGTAATTATGATGCGTCAGACTCATCTTTAACAACTTTATTGTTTTCATCTACTTTTTCCATTTCTTTTAAAATGTTTTTTGCATCAGGTATTCTCATAATATATTTATGCATTTCATCATAAAGTGTATCTATATCTTTTTTATCTACAGCTTTATTATTATATATTTTGTGACACCATGTGAGTAAAGCTACTTCGTGAGCTCTAATAATTCTACTAAGAAAGTCTATAGTATCTTTTACCTCTACAGGGACCATGTGGTTTTTACCCTGTATTTTAATTTTAGTTTTTGTTTGTTTTTTTGTCATGTCGTTAATAAATAATTTTTTCTTTTATCATCTATAATTTCTTTAATCATAATTTCGTTTCTATCAATTCTTGCTCTAAGTTTATCATTTTCTGATAGTAATTCTTGGTATATATTATTATGTTCTTTAAGTTTAAATTCATATTCTGCATATAAATTATTAGTTTTATCAAACATTTCTTTCATATATGGATACCCTTCGATTAAATCTGTAATTTTATTTACATAATGTATCATAGAAGCATGATTTCTATTCATAATTTTACCTATGTGTGACCAACTTAATTGTGTACCTTTACGTAAGAAATATGCAAGAATCATTCGTTTTTCTACTGTCTCTCTATGTCTTCTATTAGAAAATAATTCATGATTACTAATTTCATGTAATTCACAAAAATCTTCTATAAATTGATTTATACTTGATATATTCATAATATTTCTATTTTTACTCCAGGGTTCTCTTTGTCGTATACATATGGTTTAAAGTGTGGTATAATGTAATCACAGTTGTCATCTTCTATCCATTGATACCTAACCATTAAATCTTGTACTGTTTGTGCAGGATTAATGTAATCGAACTTACGTCTAGAACCTCTATAAAAGGTAAACGAAATGTTATAAGGGGGTTTCAAATTATTAACTAAATATATGAATACTTCTTTGTTTTCCATGTATTGTTCCATTGTATTTTGAATATACTTCATAGTAGTTTTAGAATGTATAAGATATTTCCCTGTCCATCTTTTTCCATTCTTAGAACTTGGAACATTTCCCTTTATAAATATTTCGTTTACCATATAGAGTATTAATTAAAACGGTAGGTCTTCAAATGTATTACCGTCTGCATTTTCTACTGAGGAACTAACACTATTATATTGTTCCATCATAGTTTGATATTTACCTCTATCTTCATTAGAAAGTTTTTTGTTCATATCAGAATTATATGCACACTTAGCTCCTAATTTATTACTCCATCTATATTTTACAGATTCACGTATAACAGGTTCTCCTGTTTCTTTATTAGTAGTTACGTATTCTTCTGATATAAATGTAATCATAAGTTCTTTACCTATTACATCATTCATAGCTTTAGAATCATCAGAAAAATCTGTAACACCAGCATTTACAAGAAAGTCTTTCATTTGTTTCTTTTTCCAATCTTGTGTAGATGGTTTATCTGTTTGTTTTACTGCCCACATTTGTACTCTACCAAGTTTACCATTACTTTCTACATTAAATGTAATAAATGGTGAACCTTTATAGTTATCAATAAGGTCAGATGTTGTAATACTTACAACCTTACACTGATGTGCACCAGGTTTTATGTACTCTTGTTTACCACTAGGTTTCGTACTAGTAGTATTTAGGTCAAAAGGTAATACTTTCATTATTTATTATTTTTTAATTTCCAATTAATATATTTAGTCAATGTGTCACCATCAAATATTATTTTATCTTTCTCAGGTGCGTATGGATACTCTCTACCTTTGTATTCTTTAGTTTTAAGAGTTTGTATTGGTAATCTGTATAAAAATCTACCTATACCCCATGATACACAAGCACGTTTAAACGCATCTGATGCGTGACCTTTTTGTTTTTCAACATTAGATTCAGAACCAGTGTCTGATTTCCAAACCCAACCGTTATCTGTATGTATACCTACACGACACATTAATAAACCACATGATTCATAGTATTCTGTAGACCATTTATCAGGTCCAACTATTTCGTCAAGTAAATCTTGTGCGTCACGTGCATCTATGTAAGCGACACATGTAGCTTTACCATATTTTGCAGATTGTACTCTCCATTTAAATGGTAGTTCTTTTCTTAGTTCATTTAGATTCATCTTCATTAGTTTTCACATTGTTTATATCATCTTTGATTTTTCGTAATCCACGTAATGCAATTACAAGTTTTACGAATCTTCTTATCAACACTGGCTTACCCTTTAGGATAAGTGTTATTGCAATTTCTTTAAAGAGTAGTATAAGTACATCTCTTACCAGTTGTTTTTCTACACCTAAATCGTGTGATATTTCATTAATAATTTGTTTAAACTTAGTAGTTCTCATATTATACACTTATTTATTTAAGTGATTGAGTCCGCAAATATATCATTTATTTTATATATTTCATAACTTTATTGACAAAATGTTGACACCCATATATAAATATAAGTCCAATAGCTGTGTATAAAATTAATGTATATGATATATATATAAACACCATTAATAATGCAAATGCAAGAATAATTTTAGTTTGTATTTTCATAGATTTTCAAATTTAGTTAAACTACTATTAAATCTAAGTGGTATTTCACCAACACCTATATTTCTACCTTTAGCAAATATTATGTTAGCCATACCTTTAGTTGGTTCTCCTTTATCGTCATGTTCTATTCCATAGTACTCAGGTCTATGTATTAGTATAACAACGTCGGATGCTTGTTCTATTTCACCAGATTCACGTAAATCTGATAATGTAGGTTTACCCATTGCACGCATACCAACACCACGATTTAACTGTGATAATGCTATGATTGTAATATTAAGTTCTTTTGCTAGATTCTTTAGAGTTCTTGCAACTTTACTAACTTCTTGTTCTCTTGTAGAGTTTTTATTAGAGTATGATACCAGTTGTAAATAATCTACTAACACAAGTTTAACATTTTTTACACGTACATATTCTTTTGTTTTTTTAATAAGATAATTTAATGAAGTTATATTACATTCGTCTATATTAAGTGGTAACTTTTCTATTTTAGCTATAGCTTGATTGACATGTAAGTATTCGTCTTTACCCAACGTACCATTAATTATATACGAATTATTTACACCTGATTCCATAGATATTAATCGTTTAAGTAATTGTGTACCACTCATTTCATATGAGAATATTACAGATGGACAATTAGAATATACACAGGCGTTTAATAATAACGCAAGAGCAAAACTAGTTTTACCCATAGATGATGCTCCACCTATAATAACTAAGTCTGACTCTTGCCATCCCCCTGTAAATTTATCTATTTTATCAAAACCTGTAGCTATACCTAACAATCCATCTGTAGACATTCGTTTATTAATATCTTCAAGTGTATTTTTTAACAAATCAGATAGACTTGATAACTCTTGTGTAGTGTTATCATTTATACCTTCTAAGTTTTTTTGTATTTCATACATTATTGCACTTGTAGTTTTATGATTTGATACACTATTATCAATATCTTGTGCTATATGTAATAATTTATTAGTTTTAGATATTTCGTCTAATTCTAAAATCAATGATTGTACATCGGCATATATATGACCTTTGTCTAATAATGATGACAAATACGATGTACAATTATCTAAATGATTTAATTTTTTACTGATTGTAATAATATCAATAGTAGTACCATTTTGTTTATACTTATCTATAATTGTATATATTTCTTTATTTAGTGGAGTTTGAAATATATCTACGTGAAAATTATATTTTTCTAATAATTCTGGTTCTAGTATTAATTTACCTAATAGTATTTGTTCTATATTGTTTGTATCCATAATTGTTTTTGGGACGGTAAATATACTATAAAAAAATAAAAGGGGGTCAAAGACCCCCAAATATTTATATTATTAATTTGTTTCTACATTTTCATATAAAGTTAATAATTGTTCTGGTGAACCTTTAAATATAATTTTTTTCTTCCATACATCACGTATTGTAATTGATAGATTTTCACTATCATTACCTAGTATTTCATAAATATATTCTTCACCATAGTCTTTAGCGTCAGGACGCATACAATATATACCACCTGGACCATCTTTGAAATGTGCAAACATTTGAGCAGCTAAACAATCCATACCATTAGCTATCAATCTTGTATCATTTAAACTAATACCGTTTACAACATGATATTTTGATAACCATTCTGCCAATTCTATACCATGTCCACTAGGATAACCGTCATATTGACGATACATGGTGGTAATAGTTTTTTTAGAACCATCATCACATTTTTCTATTATTTTTGTTAAACTTCTTGTTCCCATAATACATTATAACTTTTAATTATTGATTTTCTAATTGTTTTCCATTTATCGATTTGTTTCTCTGTCAATTTATCGTTTTCGATACCAGAGTTTTTTATATCAATAACCTTTTGGTCAATCAATACAATTAAATCTACTAATTTTGCATTAGTCATGTCATTAAAATTATTCTCCATAAATTTCTAAATTTTCGTATTCATAATAATAACTTTTAATTTTTTCTATAATACCTCTACCGTTTGCAGTATGAAAACCATAACTGTGTGTATGTAAAGATGGTATAGGTTCGTTTTCTACTAATAAACGAAATAAATCCCAGTCATTTTCGTAGTCTATATCTAGTTGTGTTTGATTTATAGCTTCTGCTAGATAATCAGGGTTATGTCTACACACCCCGTATGTTGCTGTTAAATATTCTTCAACTTCTTGTCCTGTCATAATTTTACTTTTCCGCCTTTAGCGATTAATACATATTCTGAATAATTTACTTTTCTATTAAATCTATTAATAGAAGTTTTCATATTTGTGTCAATTATATATCCATCATTTCTTAAATTATATATGATAGCTGATAATCTTGTAGCTCCATATTCTTTTATTGCTTCCCATGATGTTATACGATTATATTCATTAAGATGCCATAAAACAGCTTCATGTTGATTTTTTGGTGTATCTACTAATTTTGTCATATTTAAGTTTATTAATAATTTTATCTAAATGTCTCATATACATAAAGTCTTGTTTGTTTAAAGGTTTATTTAATTCTCTTTTCAAACATTCTATATAAAAATTTATATCTTTAGTCATAATTCACAATTTATATTTATAATAAAGAGAGTATAGACTTGCCGTTGATTCACACTTATCCTAAACTGCTCACCATATTTGCAGTAAAGTACTAACTAGTCTTCCTTCAATAAGTGCATCCGTTTTATCAGGACCTTCTATAGTAGCGTCTTCTAACTACACGTAGTGGGGCGGTACTTATGTTCGTACTATACTCTCTTATTATTATTGATTAATATATTTTATTGCATCATCTAATTCTTCAAATGATTTATGTTTATAAAACACAAATAAAAATAGTTTTTTGTATACTATTATATCATATCCACTTGTGTCTAAAAAATATTTGAACTTTGTTAATGAAAATTTTATCATTGTTAATTTTTTGATAACCAATTAAATGCATTATCACACATTTTTTGTCCTGTACCTGTGTATATAGATTCTTCTCTACCGTTTTCTCTATTTGGAACAGACTTATAATGTGTTGTATACATAGTTACACCGTTAAATAAACCCCATTTGTTTCTACCTAGTCTATCTGTTTCTCTAGATATACACATATGTAAATGGTCTCTGATGTTCATTTTTCTTGTAGTGTAGTTATCAGCCCAACCATATTGTGTAGAATCCATACCAGTTAGATAATCAATAAGTCCAATAATGTCTTTAGCGGTTACAGGATTAAAACTCATTTCATGTAGTTTTGCAATACGTTCTTCTTGTCCGTCAAAATTTAATATTGTAGGTAAATCTTTTACTTTATCTTGTATAGATTGTTTGTGTACATAACCTTTAAGACCATTGCTATTTAACCAACTATACTGATTTTGACAAAATATTACAGTATTCATAAATCCAAATTTAAGTGCTGATGTACCGTCATGTGAATTAATTGCGTATACATATTGTTTCGTATCTTGATTAGCAATAGTCACATTGTTGTCTGGTTTTTGCATTTGTACAAGTATTTTTCTACCACCATTAATAGACATAGCTTTAGTAATTAACAAATCATTATTACCAGCTATATTTTGCATAGTTTCTATAATAGTACTGTTTTGTGTAGGTGTATAACCTTCTTTTACTGTAGTAAATACTTCACCAGTATCTTCACGTACAATACCATAATAATCAGTTTTATGCAAACCATTATTAGCTTCTGGAGTACACTCACCAGCGTATATAAGTGGTTTTTTAACCACATTCCAATTAAGATTACATTCATTTAAAATTTGTTCAGTCGTTTTCATATTCATAATTTTTATTTACCCATATTAAAAAATCTTCTAACATATTGTGTTCGTCTAAATAATCTAAACACATATTTAATTCTACATTATCTTCTGTGTATTCTTTTACTTCATCGTGTTCTGTAGGGTCGTCACAATGTTGATATGTAGATTTATACCAATCTTCGTAATTAAGATTCATAATCTAACTTTGATTCTACTAATTCTACTTCTTCTTCTTCTTCTTCTACTTTAAACATGTTATCTATATGACGTATAACATCATCAATTAAACTATCATGTTCGTTAAATGACATGTGAGATATTTCTACTCTATTATCATATTCCATAGATAGTTCATAATCAAAATCTTGTTCTGAAAAACTTACATCATATAACGCATTTTTTACAGCGTCTGAAATAAGGTCATAAACCTTACGACTTAATACAGGTTTGTTAATATCTTCCAAAACTTTTTTCTCTCTGTTAAGCGAGTGTGTAAGATTATTAATTTGTGATTCTAATGTTTCAATTTTTGTTTGTAATTGTTCTTTAGTTTCCATTTATTTATTATCTATTTGGTTATACATACAATATTTTACTAATTTTTCAGTTTCTTTAATAAGTTGTTCAACTGTTTGTTGTTCATAAGGTGAATTCAAGGTGGCAATAATTCTTGCACACCTTGTTCTTATGTTAGATTTTAGTTTTAACTCTTCAGTTACAATCATACATTATACTTTAAGATTAATTTTTCAATTTTATTTTCAATAGGTTCTTTGGTTTGGTGCCTATTGTTCCATTTAGTTATTACTTTGTAATATCTTTTTATATACTTTCTTCTAGCTGACTTATACCATTTATTTACTATTTGTACTTCAGACATAAGTTTATTAAAAGATAAAAACTTTTTCGTATCACCATTAAGATAAGTAATTACTAGTTTTGTTTTGTCTACTGAACTGATTATACAGTGTTGGTTAGCTTTACGAAAAGATGCGTGTGCAACATCGTAAGAAGTAATTTTTTTCATACGCAATAGTGTTTTTAATTTTTTAATGTAATCATCAGTTAGTTCTAGTTGTTTGTTCATAAATATAAATTTAAGGGATTAATAGTAATAGAGAATAAAACACCAAGTCTGAAAGACTTGTAAGAAAAAAGAAAGAGTCACATGGACTCTCTCTTCTACACACTCAATGGTCCTAAATGGACAAATCATAGTGTGAAATTTAAGTAAATTATTAAGAAACTTTGTTTTCTTGTTTTCTACTTTCTAATTCGAAGTCTTCACTAAATACTTGGTCTGCAAGTTGTTGTGCATCGTGAAAATAATCGTTTAATATAACTGTGTATCTATCATTTTGTGAAGATGGTAGAGCTTTCATATTAACCCACGAACTACCGTCTTTACCGACTACTGCGTTGTTTCTTAAGAAGTCTATAAAGTCAGGTATTTTACAACTGATATTTAATATTGTAGTCCCATTCTTAAATGTGTGTGGTGCAATTTTAATGTTAGGAACTAATTTACCTTGTTTCTTAGTAGTTTCTGCTTCTACTTTTTTTGTAACTTTTTTTGTTTTTGCCATTTTTATTTATTTAAATTAATACTTATTAATAATGTAAAAAGAACACAAAGTGTTCTAATCTGTGTAACCGAATGTTTTATTAGCTGTTTCTAATAATATTTCTGTTAATGATTCATCGTAAAACAAATTACCAAATCTTTCTATCATTATATAAGCTACATCTTGATGATGTTTTGTAGTACTATCACCTATAACATTTAATATTTTTTGAAACGATTTCATTTTACTTACTGTTTTTTTGTCCATACTGTATCTAATTTTATAACTGTATCTTGATTAATAATTAATTTATGTCTACAAAGTTTGTGTATATACAACCATGTACTATCCATACTAAATTTATAGATAGTATCTGTATAGATTGTATCTACATTATATTCATAATCTGTTACACATACAATGTTTTGTTTTTGGGTATTAGATATACCTATACCCAATAGTATCGCTACTATTATACTTATAGTTTTCATAATTATTTAATTTTGTTTATACATTTATTTAATTGCAAAAGGAAGAGAAGACACTCGTAAATTATTTACTTTAAAGACATTTATTCTTTTTACAAGTGTCAACTCGACCTATATTATTAACCTAATATATTATTAGACATATATTGTGTTTGAGTTTTAGTCGTAGTTACTTAGTCACTCTGGTGTTATTGGGCCACACATATATATGTAATTAGTAATAAAATCTAGAAACGAAGTTTCAAGACTTAGGTAATAAACTGGTGAAGATAGAGAATAGTACACCAGCCATAACAGCGGTAGCTAGACCACTGAATGTTCCAATGAATAGTATTGGTAAACCAAGTGTAAACACTATGTCCCACAATACCTGTGTTTTAACAAGTTTTTCTCTACCCAACATTTTGTACATAATAATAAAGTATCCAATTGCGGTAAAGAAAGAAATAACAAATAAGTTCATAATATATATATTTAAGTTAATATTTAAGCAAAAAAAGGACATTGTCTTTACTTGAAACACCTAATGTTAGTTGTGTGTGTGTTCGTAAGTTTAGATAAATATGTCCAATATGTAATAAGAATGAACATACAAAGTATGTGAACCGAAAGTCA